ATACAATTATAACACGGATATCCGTGTTTGTCAACACTTAAAAAGGTGTTTTTTAAAAAAATGTCAACATTTTTTTCGGTTGACATTTTTTTATAAAAATGTTATTATTAAAAAAAAAGAAAATGGAGGGAAAGAAAATGATCAGATATAAAAAGAACATAATGGAAGAGTTGAAAGAACGCGGCTACAGCAGTACGAGGATACGCCGCGAAAAAATCTTAAGCGAATCCACCATGCAGAGGCTGCGCCGCGGCGAGCCGATCGGATTGGATGCGGTTAATTCGATTTGCATAATTCTTCGATGTCAGCCCGGCGACATTTTGGAAGTCGTACCAAGCGACCAAGAAAAAATAAAGTTTTTTTAAAAAAAACTATTGACAAACACCGATATCGGTGGTATACTAAATATATCAAATAAAGAAAGGCACGCCAGTTAAAACGGTGTGAATGGTGGTTATTATGAGAAAGTTCAATAATTCCGAAAAAGTAGCGGGAGAAATGGCAATTAGAAGCCTTAGCGATAAGGCAGCAGAATTTTACAACGGAGCGGATCCGCTGGACGTCTTCGAGTACGAAGAGGGCGGAGCCAAGTTATACGCTTATTCCGGAGCCTTTGGAGAGCGCGACGGCATGACCTTCGAAGAACTCGAAAGAGACTTCGAAGAAATGCAAGAAGAACTTGACGCGTTCGAAGAGGAAGAGGAAGAGGAAGAGGAAGAGGAAGAGGAAGAGGAAGACGGAGAAGAAATCCGCCGCGTAACGGTTCCAAGTTGGGACGGAATCAAAGCCGGCGAAACCGTAGAAACTGGCTACAGCGGTCAGGCACTGACAGCCCCAACGGAGCCGGGAACATATCGGCTATATCAAGAAGTATACGCCGACACAAACACACACGCCGGCTGGGTATTTGAAAAAATCGGGGAAATGATGTCTTTTGAAGATTTCCAGAAAGAAGCACTTGCAAACGGAGTACAAAATGACGCAGATAATGTCTGGGTTGTTGTTGAGGGAAAACAATATACAGTAGACATCAATGACGTACTTGATCATGAAGAGGAAGAGCCTTTTGAAGCTTCTTGCTCTTTGGAAGATAATTTAGATCACGAAGCATGGGAAGACCTATACCAGAAATATCTGGATGAGGACGGAATAGAATTATAATAATTTTGGGATTCCAAAACAGATAAAAAGGACCGTTTCGGCGGTCTTTTTTATTGCCTAAAATTGGGAAAATTAAATGGGGCAAATTCAGCAACTTAACAAACAGAAATGTAATTATTTAACGAACAGAATTACAAACAGAAAAGCACCGACAAAGTGCCGAATTTTCGCAGTTTTCAGACAAAAGAAAACTGCAATTTAACGAGCAGAAATGCAATCAAATCACAAACAGAAATGCAATCAGATTACAAACAGAACGAAAGAAAATGAGAAAAAGAAAAGAAAGAAGCAAAGAAAAGAATAAAGAGTAAAAGAAAGATATAAAAAGAAGTAAAGAATATATATATTATATAATAACCTTGAAAGGCTCGGTTATTATATAATATTTGTCGGGCAAACCCGACCGCGGCAGACCACACCCAAATAAATTTTTTTAAAAAAATAAAATTTTTCATTGACAAATGAGAAAAAAAAGGGTCTATTAAAAGTATAGGACAGTACAAGCCGACCAGATCAGACCAAATCGGACGAGGTCGGATAAGATAGATCAGATCAGACAGACCAGGGCAGAATAAACAGAACTGTGCTGGAATCATTCAGGAGGTGGCTAATATGGCAGAAAATGGAAATACCGAAAAAATCGAATTAGAACAGATCGAGGCGGAGCAGATGCCGGAAGTCTACGACGACCAAATAGCCGCCTGCATAGATGAATATTGCAGAATGAAAAAACCGCCTATCGCAGACATGAGCAAAGAACCACAGAATATTTGGAATGGTGCATTGATGTATACAAACAGATGTTTGTTTAAGGATAGGGATATTTTAAGAGACAAGCGAAATATTGAAATCCCCGGAGCAGTTCAGAAATCCAACTGCAATAGATATGATATATCAAAGCTTGAGAAGGTGCTGGAATCTTACGCCTATTTATGTGTCATGAATGACAAAGAGATATCAAGGGCAGGCTTTTCATTCCTTACAGGAATTTCGAGTGATGTGATTAACGCGTGGGCGACGAATAAGCCGGGAAGATTAAGCGATGCCCCTTATCGCCTCACGCAAAAAATAGACGCTTTGCGCGAAGAATCCCTAAGCGCTAAACTGTCAACGGCCGGCAATAAAGCTATGGGGATTTTGGCAATCCTCAACCATCAATTCCGCTGGAATCTGCCCGGAGTATCGCGAGAACATACCCAACGCGCCGCCTTGGGTGCGTCAGATCTTCCAAAGTTGGGAGAATCTGCACCGGTTCAAGTGCTGGAATCAGAAGAAAAACAAGATATTGTGGCAGAGTGAAAAGAGAATACTATATATTGATTTACTCTATTTGACAAACTATGGTTTGTCCAAGAGAGCGAAAGAAAGCAAGCAAAACCCGAACAGATGAGCGGACGCGGTAGGGATTCGAGCAGATCCGCACCGAATGGACTGGAAGAGGGGGAGGGGGTCTATATACGAACGTGTGTTCGCCCTATTAAGTCCCCCAAATATCCCCAAAAACAAAAAACGGAGGTTGAGCCGAATGAGAATAGTTTCACAAAGCCAAGATATATCTATCCCGTTAGACATAGCCGTGTTGAGACGAGATGGAATGACAATAAATGCCGAGTTAGAAAACGGTAAAAATTATTTGTTAGGCGCGTATGAATCAGAAGAATCCGCGCAGGAAGAATTTAATCGAGTGAGCGCACTTATAAGTGCTGGACACTTGAACATAATACTAGGTAGTTAGAATTTTTTGATATAACTTGTCCTTTTTCTTTACACCGTGCAGGTCGGTCAAATGTCTGTACGGTTTACGGGGCTTAGCCGAGTTCCAAACTGTGGAAATCAAACACCGAGATCAGCGGTGCCGTGACAGTCGGTATTGGGTTGAAATACCTTTTTCATAATACCTCATATTTGATTTCTGCTGTGGCGGTCAGATGTCATGGCAGAATTTAGGCAGGTTTAATAGGCCCTCCCTATTGATGATGTGAAAATCAAGTTTTGCTTTCCAGAGCAGAGCCGTTATAGCCGGTGGTTTTTAGAGTTTCTCATTACATTGGGGAACACTCCTTTCTATGATGTGTGTGCGTGCCTTTTGTCATTTTCATCACGCACACAAAACGGATTGCCGCATACTTGGCTGGATGCATTTGGGAAGAGATGTGTCTTGATCTCGTGGGGTAAAAGGTTCGAATCCTTGCAATCCGATTATCGCCTAAGCCGAGTAAACGACACGGCGATATACTTTGGTAGTGGTGGCAAGGTGTCAGTCTACTAAAAAAATCAAATAAGGACAAGCCAAGGAATTATTCAGATTAAACAATCTTTTCATCGTTCATGACTTGGCTTGTGTTGGATGATGCAAGGGGCAGGCAGCGTATTTTTATTCTTTACCGAGATGTCAAGGATCCTGATATATTAGGCGAGAATGAATTTATGTGACCGTTGCGCGCAAAAGGTCAGCCGTGCGGTTCAAGTCCGCACTTATCCAAAAACATTGCCGTTGACCGGCAGTATAAATGACATTGCTTTTAGCAAGCATTTTGAGATTTTGAGCGTCAGAAAAGACGATAAAATCAAACGGTGTTAAATGGCACCTATGACCGTATCTAAACGACACACTACTGTAGTTGGGCTTTATCTACTGTAGTGAAAAGTCCTGGATGCGGTCATTATGCAAGTGTATATGCCATGAGGGGCAATATTGAATTATGGGTTCGAATCCCATCGCTTGCGTTGTTGCCTCATACTATCAGGGCAACAGAACCCCATTCATTATATTTGCATGGTCGTTGCTGGAATCCGGCAAGGTAAGAAATCGGCAGATTCGCCATGCAGATTTTCCAAATTAAAGGAGTGAAGAAAAATGGCAAAAGGCGTACATAAGATTGACAAGGAAAAATTTTATTATGCGTACAATCAATGGGCGGAATGTAAGATGAGCCTAACAAAAGCGGCAAAGTACGTCGGAGTTAGCCCGCCAACAATCAGTAAATATTTTTGGAAACTTATAAATGGAGAAGAGTTTCCGGATAATTTGTTTTAAGGGGCAATGTGACTATGTGTAAATTGTGCGAAAATATATTAAACAAAAAAGATGAATTTCCAAACGATAACTGTATATTTGCGGATAATGGTTCTTTTTATTTTTTTATTGATACAGGAGATAGTTTTTCTCCTGCGAGCGAAAAAATAAATTATTGTCCTATCTGCGGTAGAAAGTTGGTGTGGTAATGGCAGAATCTTTAAGTAAATTAGCAGAAAAATGTAAAAGTTGCCCTAAATCTGAAAAATGTGACAATAAAAGAATGGAGTTATGTGCTTTAGCGGATTTGCCACAACAAAATCTTGCAAGTGCTACACAAGGTATTTTGATGGATGCGGCAATGCCAGTTTTGAGGGAAGAAATAAAAAGTCCTTTGAGTCCATTTAGGTACAAAGACGAATTAGAAAAAGCACTAAATGATTTCCATTTTGGAAATATCTTTATGAACGGCGCTTAGAAAGTTGGTATAGAAATGAATGAATTTTTAAAATTTTTTGATGATAAAGCAAAAGACTTTCCGATGCATCTCGAAATTACTTATAGTAAAATATGTGATTGGAATATTTTGATTTATAAAAAAGGCTGCGCCGATGATTACCCTAAAGCTAGACGTAATGGCGAAGATGTAGTAATTGTCGATGAAAATGATTGTGACATGGAACTTTGCTTTGCTAAGGCGCATGTGGGGCTAAAAGAATGGCTTTCGGAATTTAATGGCGGATATTAAGGACGGTGTAAGAATGAAACATCAAAAAGAATGGCACACTTGCGATAGGTGCGGAAAAGAGATAATACCTAAAAGTTGGAAACAAGTTAGATTTAAGCAAGTTGGATGTTGCGGAGATATAGTTCCTACTTTTGAAGATAATGATATGTGTCTTGAAATCAAGAATGTCCGTAGATATAAATTTTTAGAAAAAACATATGATTTATGCCCTAAGTGCAGGAAAGATTTTGAGAGGTTTATGAGAAATGATTATGAGAAGAATGATTGATTTTATAAAATCTTGGGTTTATTATCCCAAAATGATGAAATATCTAAAAGATAAATGTGGGATAGATTATCCTTGTTCAAGATTAAAATATTCTTGGTGGCATTGCCATGCAGGGAAATTAAAATAATTTGCTGATTATCAGCGGAAAGGAATCATACCATGAAAAAATTATTTGTGAGCGTGCCTATGAAAGGCAGAACAGAAGAGGAAATCAAAGCAAGTATACAGAAGATGAAAAAGATTGCTGAAATCTGCGAGGGCGAAGACCTAGAATTGATTGACAGTTACATAGAGGATAACCAACCGGGGAACAATAATCAGGCAATTTGGTATCTTGGTGAAAGCCTGAAAAAGTTGTCAGAAGCAGATGTGTTTATTGGAATTTGTGAGAGTTACCAGTGGAGCGGATGCCGGATTGAAAGAGAAACAGTTTCAGAATATGGAATCAAGAATTATGTGGTTCCGGCAAGTTATGTAATTGACGACTACGATGCACTCTTTGATAAATTACATCCGGTTTGTTGCAATGAAGCATCAAATTAACAAGGAGGTTATAGTTATGTTTACAATAGCACAATGGGTAGTTTTAGTGTTTTTACTTTTGATTGGGCTTGGTATAAGTCTTGCGTTTTTTGTAGATAAAGACACTAGAATTGCTGGCTTGGTAATTGTTTTTAGTACAGTTGTTGTTACTGTTTTGCTTGCGATTTTTTTACACTGGTACAACACATCAACCGCAAGCGGAATCAGAGGCATGAAAGATTTCCGATCAAACCTTTCAAATGGTATTGAGCGAGAAATTACGATTACCACGGAAGATGGTAGAGAAGTTTTTCACTATCAAGGGAAAATTGATGTAGAAAGCGATCATACCGATAATTACATCAAGTTTGAAAGTGAAGACGGAAAAAGGTACATAATTTACTATGGTATACAAGATACTGTAAAAATTATTGAAAAATGAAAATAAAAAATTAACCGACTGAAAATAGATTCAGCCGCTAACCTAAAAAAATTATAGGCGGAAGTAAACACACTTCCGCTTTCTGTGGAGGTGCATCTTTATGTCAGCCGAATTGCGGCAAAGAATCCAAGAATATGAAAATTACATAAAGCAAAATGGCATTGACGAAGATGCTATTGAAGCATACGTGCAGGCTTGTCAAGTAGCCATAGAGAGAGAAAAAGATATCAAGTATGGATTGATACTCACTAGTCGAGCAAAAGAGATTATAGAGCAATTTATCAAGGATTCCACCGGGGGAAATTCATGGGACCTGGAAAAATATTGCTTTGAAAACGATGTTTCCTACGAAATCTTAGATAAATTGTATGAGGTTTTGCTTTTGGAAGCCAGAAACAAGGTTGTTGATAGTTTTTTTAGGTACATTGAGAAGAAAAGATTGCCGAAAGAGCGGTTTTATATGCCGCGGAGAAAGCAATTTATAAAAATTGGTCTTATAGATGCTTTGCAAGGGATGATAGATGACAAATACGACATTTTGTGCATATCTCTTCCACCGGGGACTGGAAAAGCGCAGCCAATGTATTCAAAAGTGCTTACACCGGACGGATTTGTGAAAATGGGAGATATAAAAGTTGGTTCAAAAGTTGTCGCTGGAAATGGGAACGTTGCCAATGTCGTTGGAGTTTATCCGCAAGGAAAACGAGATATATATGAAATGACACTTGATGATGGTTCAAAATGCCGTTGCTCTGACGAACATTTATGGACCGTCCAAAACAGAGAAGATCGTATCTATGAATCTAAAACAGGAGTTCATAGACAAAGAACAATTACATTGTCTGATTTGATGAAAAAATTGACCGTAGAAAGCGGAAAACGGTCTAATTATTCAATCGACTATGTAAAACCGATTGATTTTCCACAAAAAGAGTTGTTATTGCACCCATATGTAATGGGAGCATTACTTGGTGATGGTGGATTGTCTGGTGGTTCGGTTCGATTTTCTACATCAGATATGGAAATTGTTGACAGGATGAACCGCTATCTTCCAAACGGATATAGACTCAAACATGTGTCGAACTATGATTACGCAGTTGTTGGACATGAGGGGAACAATACAAAAAATGGAAGCCTTGTTTCTATTGCATTGAAAAAATACGGATTGTTTGGCAAAAAAAGCGAAGATAAGTTTATACCAAATGATTATCAGCATGCTTCAAATGAACAAAGATTATGGTTATTGCGAGGTTTGCTAGATACAGATGGAAGTTGCGAAAAAACAAGTATTGAGTATACTACGTGTTCTGAAGAACTGGCGCAAAATGTCAAAGACTTGGTGCATTCGCTAGGAGGATATGTGCATGAAACAGTTAGGAATTCCGGATATAAAAAAGACGGAAAATTCATTGAATGCAAACCGTCTCATAGGCTAACGATACAGTTTTTCAAAGAAAACGAATCTGTATTTGCACTATCAAGACATAAAGAAAAATACAATCCACAAAGAAAAAATGTAAAGCGATTTATAAAGTCAGTTGAGTATATCGGTAGAGAAGAATGTCAGTGCATTATGATTGATGATCCGTGCCACTTGTATATTACGGATGATTATATCATTACGCACAACACGACGATCGAAAAGTTTTTTCATTCTGCCGTTATAGGATGGTATTCGAACGGATATAACCTTTTTTATTCACATAGTGGCGACATTACCAGAATGTACTATGATGGCGTATATGACATCGTAACGAACGCAGACGAGTACACATGGAACGAGATATTTCCAAGGCTTAAAGTAACAAGCACAAATGCAAAGTTGGAAACGTTTAACGTCGGAAAGTATAAGCCGTTCCAGTCTGTTCAATGTACGTCCGTTGGAAGTAAGAATGCCGGAAAAGTGCGTGCGAATAAATTTTTGCTTGTAGATGACATGATCGGTGGAATTGAAGAAGCATTAAATCCACTTTACCTTGATAAGTTGTGGGGAAAATATGCTGTAGATGCCAGACAGAGAAAGATTCCGGACGAGGATGGAAACCCATGTAAAGAGATACATATTGCTACGAGGTGGAGTGTCCGCGATGTCATTGGGCGCATTATACAAGCCTATGAGGGCAACAAAAGAGTAAAAGTAATATCGGTACCAGACATTGATCCAGTAACTGGAGAGAGCAATTTTGACTTTGAGTTTGGTGGATATACTGTAAAAGATTTTGAAGATATACAGTTACTTATGGACGAAATCTCTTATCGTTGTTTATACAAGCAGGATCCAATCGAGCGAGAAGGCTTACTGTTTCCAGAAGATAAGATTCGACGTTATCTTAATCTGCCACACGGAGAACCAGAGATAATTACCAGTCAATGCGACACAAAGGGGAAAGGAACAGACTATTTTGTACTTCCGGTATTACAAAAATATGGAGAAGATTACTATTGCGTCGATTGTGTGTGTGATAATACGGCGGATTATGAGATGCAGTATGAAAATTCCGCTAATGTGCTGGTGAATAATCAAGTGCAGGAATGCGAGTTTGAGAGAAATGCTGGTGGAGACCGCGTTGGTATGGAAGTAAATAAACGTGTCGAAAGCAAAGGATGGATATGCAATATTACAGACACACCGACAGAGACAAACAAAGAAGCAAGAATTTTCCAGTGTTCTAACTGGATTTTACAGCACGTAATATTCAAGGATCCATCATTGTATAAGCCTAATGAACCATACGGAGTGATGATGTCGTTGTTAAAACAGTATTCTGTTTCCGGGAGAAAACAGTTAGATGATGTTCCGGATGTGTTTTCTAACTTTGCGTTAAGAATAACACAAGGTAATAAAGTTGCAAAAGTAGAAGCAACAGTAAATCCATTTAGGGGGTGTTATTGATGACAACAAAAGAATATTTAAACCAAATAAGCAGATTGAACCGAATGATAAATAACAAATTGGCAGAAATATCTCAATTAAGAGAATTGTCTTGTAGTATTTCTGCTGTGTCAACCGAAGAACGCGTAAGAAGTACGCCAAACGTTGATCGTATTGGAAACACATATGCTAAAATTGATGAAATGGAAAAAAATCTTGATAAGATAATTGATGATTTTACTGAAAAAAAACAAAAAATCATTAGTCAAATTGATAGTATGGAAAACGAAAACGTTTATAATGTGCTTTTTTCTCATTACATTGAAAAGAAATCGTTTGAAAAGATTTCTGTGGAAATGGATTATTCATACAGACAAACGATTCGGCTTCACGGAAAAGCATTGCGTCAATTTGAAGAAAAATTTGGTGATGAATATTTGTAAAAAAATAAAAGATGTCATGGAATGTCACATATAAGTTGTGATATTATTATACTAGGAAATAAATAAAATTTTTGGCATCGCAAAACGCGGTGCCTTTTTTATTGCAAGGGGAAAGGCATATGGTTACAGTATATTGTCCGCAGTGCGGAAGAAAAGTAGGAAGCCATAACGGAATCACAAAAATGAATCTGGCTTTTAATTGTAAAAAGTGCAAGAAGAGAATTTTGTATGACCCGGTAACGGCAAAAGTGACAGTAACGAAAATGCTTGAACGAACGACTTCAAGCGGAATGAGATTTGTTTAGGTGGTGTAAAAATGAACCGTGTACAACTTCAAGAGATTGTCAAAGGACAGTATGGACGAAAAATTGCATATACAAGCGCGGAATCCATAACTCGTGACAATGTAGTTGAAGTTATTGGAAAATGTATTGGTGTGTTTTACTGGAATAAATCAGTAATCAAATATTTGTGGGATTACTACAAGGGGGATCAGCCAATACTTTATCGCCAAAAAATAACGAACGAAGATATAACCAACAAAGTTGTAGAAAATCATGCGTATGAGATTGTACAGTTTAAGGTTGGACAGACATATGGAGAACCGGTTCAGTTTATCAGTAGGAAAGATGATGAAAAGGTAAATAAAGCAGTTGATACATTAAATGACTTTATGTCAGATGCTAACAAGCAGGAAAAAGACATTAAGGCTGGAGAATGGCAATCGGCTACTGGAACATCTTTTAAAGCGATACAGCCTAAAAAGGGAGACATTCCTTTCCGGATAGTGGCACCAACACCGATCAATACGTTTGTTATATACAACGAAAGCACAGAAGAACCAATACTTGCGGTGCAGGAATTAAAAGATGAAAAAGGAAAATGCTATAAAATGGCATTTAGTAACACAATGTCATTTAGAATAGTTGATAGCAAGGTTATTGAATCAAAACTTCACACTTATGGAGAGATTCCTATTGTTGAGTTTCCAAATAACCATGAAAGAATATCAGATATCGAACTTGTTTCTGGTATTCTGGATTCAATAAACAATATGCAATCAAACAGAATGGATGGTATCGAACAATTTGTTCAATACTGGGTTAAGTTTATAAATTGTGAAGTTGATGAAGAAACATTTAGAAAAATGAAAGAAAGCCATGCGTTGGTAGTAAAGTCCATAAATAAAGACAATAAATCCGATGTTGACATAATGACACAAGAATTGAATCAAAGTCAATGTCAGGTGGCAAAGGAAGATTTATGGGATAATGCTCTTTCAATTCTGGCAATTCCAAATAAACAGGGAAATACCGGAGGCGATACGCAGGGAGCCGTAGAATTAAGAAACGGTTGGGATTTCTCAAAGACAAGAGCAAAACTAAAAGATCCAATTGTTAAAACGTCGGAAAAAAGGCTTGCGGTAGTTGCACTTAATGTAATAAGACTTTCTGGTGAAGACCTAGGAATTTCTGTTAGAGATTTTGACGTGCAGATAAATCATAGTCCGCAAGACAATATGTACACAAAGGCACAGACATTGACCGTCCTTTTGCAAGCGGGAATACATCCAATTATTGCAATCAAAACGGTTGGATTGTGGGGGGACGCAGAAAAGACGTTTCTTTTATCGAAGCCTTATATTGACAATATTTACAAAACAATTGACGATGCAGAAGAGCAGGAAGTTAAGGCTCAAAACATAGTGGATCAAATAAATAATAAGCAAAATGAAACAGTTGCCGAGTAAAAGGTGGCTGTTTTTATTTTATAAAATATGCACCTGTGCGTTAAACAGGAGAAATCACATGTTGAGCGAACAACGTAAAAAAGCGTAGTGAACGGAGGTAATCTTATGACAAGAGAACAGGCAAAGCAAAATCTTATTTCAATTGGAGTTGAAGAGCCTACAGAAGATCAGATCAGTAATTATCTGAATCAATTAAATGGCGAAACCCAAAAAGAAAAAGATAAGGCAAAGCAGTACAAAGAAAAAGCTGAAAAAGCTGACGAGTTGCAGGAAAAGATTGACGAATTAGAAGCTGGAAATCTTACGGAGCTTGAAAAAGCAAACAAGGCTTTAGAAACTGCTAATAAGCAAATAGCAGAAATGCAGAAATCTAGTGCAATTAGAGATCAGAGAGAAGCAGCAATGACAAATTTTAAAATTACTGCGGATCAATCAAAAACCGTTGTTAAAGATGATGGAAGTATTGACTATGCAGAACTTGGAAAGATTATGTCCGAAAAAGAAACGGCTGCGGCACAGGCAAAGGAACAAGAGATTGCTCAAAACCAGGATATCCCGGGCGGCGGCAGCACAGGAAAAGAAAAAGATAAAACAGATGCTGAAAAAACAGCAGAAATAATCGGAAAAACATTATCCGGTTCAAATGATGCTGCTAAATCAGTTGTTGATAGTTATTTGTAAGGAGGTAAAACATGAGATTTAAAGAATCTAGCGTTACTACGCAAAAGGAAATTCTTAAAAGAAAACTTGGTGGAGAATTGTTTGAAGAAATAAAATTGGACGATAGCGCGTTTACTAACGGTGTTTGTAAGGCGGGAAATCCAATTGATGCTGCTGGAAAGAAAGTAAATGCAGGAACATCTGATGGTGCAGCAGTTGGAATTTTGCTTACAGATGTATATGATTCCAATCCAAACGGAACTATTGTAAAAGCATTTGCATGTGTAAATGAAGCAAATGCAAATGCAAACTCTGGAATTACTATTACAGAAGGTGTAAAAACGGCATTGTCTTTAATTGTATTCGAGTAAAAATTGACCGTAATATTTATCGGTAGAAAGAGAGGATAAAATGAATATTAGAGATGCTTATAGTGCAAAATCAATTGCGCTTGTAAATACAGAAGTAGCAAGTAATGCAATTTCTTATCTTGGTGCTGGTCTTTTTCCGGCAAAAAAGAAAATGGGGCTTGATCTGAAATGGATTAAAACTTCAAAAGGTCTTCCGGTTTCTCTTGCACCATCAAATTTTGATGCGGTATCTACGCTTAGAAGCCGTGAAGGATTTAAACTGACAGAAACGGAAATGGCTTTTTTCCGTGAATCAATGCTGATCAAAGAGGCAGACGAGCAGGAAATCATGCGCGTGAAAGACAGCACTGATCCGTATGCGACAGAAGTGCTGAGCAGAATTTTTGATGATGCCAATACTCTGATTGATGGTGCAAATGTTGTTCCAGAACGTATGATTATGCAGTTGCTGGCACCATCTGACGGACACCCTAAAATCTCTATTCAGGCAAATGGCGTTACATATGCTTACAACTATGATCCAAATGGAGATTATGAAACAAACAATTATGCTGATTTGACGGATTCGTCTACAGATGTATGGAGCGATACAGCCAATTCAGATCCTATGAATGATGTGGCTGTTGCACTTGATGCGGTTGAAGCAAAGACGGGAGAAAGACCGTCTATCATGATTGTTTCTCGTAAAACAATGGATTACTTGAAGCAGAATAAAAAAATTAAATCTGCTATTCTTTCGCAGAATTCAACAGCAAATGTGTTTATGAATGACAATAGAGTTAAAGAAGTTTTTTCAAACGAACTTGGAATCAGCATTATTGTTTATTCTAAACAGTATAAAAATGAATCTGGTGTTGCTTCAAAGTTTTATCCGGATGGATTTGCGACACTTATTCCTGCCGGTAGTCTTGGCAATACTTGGTATGGCACCACTCCAGAAGAAAGAACACTTATGGGAAGCGGAGAAGCTGATGTTTCGATTGTTAATACTGGTGTTGCTGTATCTGTAACTACTACAAGTGATCCGGTACAGACAAAAACAACGGTTTCGGAAATTGTTCTTCCTTCTTATGAAAGAATGGGTAGCACATATGTTATTAAGTGCTATACAGCGTAAGAGGTGTCAATATGAAATATAACCATAAAGTTAAATATAACGGCAAGTGGTATATGCCTAACGAAGAGGTTCCGATTGAAAAAGGAACCTCTTCATTAAATTATACCAAAACTGAAATTAGCAGAATGTCTACATCGGATTTGAAGTTACTTGCAAAAGAGCAAGAAATTGAAAATGCAGATGAGATCAGCGGTTCAGAATTGAAAAAAATTCTTATTGAAAAATTTGATTTGTAGAGGTGACTTCTATGGAAGAATATAGTATTTTAGAACAAGTCAAAATCAGATTAGAACAATTTCATATTGAGAATGAGGATGGCGAGGACAAAGTAGTATTCGACCACAAAGAAGAAAATCCGCTTTTAAATCAGTTGATTAAGCAGGCAGAGAATGAATTGATTGGCAAAAGGGTGTACCCAAAAGAATATACGGAAGAACAGATTCGTGACGATTTAAAGAGATTTAATGATGTCATAGTAAATCTCGTTGTATACGATCATTCACAGGCAGGAGAAAGTTTCATGGATTCTTATACAGAGAATGAAGTAAGCAGGAACTGGAAAGACCGAAACGACTTGTTTGTTGGGGTATATCCTTTTGTCAACTTTTTATAGAAGAATGTGCGTTACCGTTTGGTAGCAGGCGGCATACAGAAAGTGGTGGAGGGCAGTATGTCAAAACAAGGAGATATGGAATGAAAGAATTTTTGTTACAAACTTACACAGTTGTGTTGCCTATTTTGTTAGGGTATATTGTTTGGCTCCTAAAGCAGCAGAAAAAAGACAGAGATGCAAATAGCAAAGGTACAATGCTTCTTTTGCGTGTGCAACTCATAGAATACCACGATAAGTACATGAAATTGGGAGAAATTCCGAGTTATGCGTATGAAAATTTCGTAGAAATGTACAACGCATATCATGCACTTGGAGGAAATGGAATGGCAACAAAAATGTACGAAGAGATAAAGGAAATAAGACTAAAAAATGGAGGTAAAGACTAATGGATTTTACACAAGTTGGAACTTGCATAGCAATCATAGTTATTTGCTATCTGATTGGAATTGGTGCAAAACTTATTCCTGGAATCAAAGATGATTATATTCCGGTTATTGTCGGTGTTTTCGGTGGAATCCTTGGAGTGGTAGGATTGTATGTCATCCCAGACTTTCCGGCAAACGATATTTTGAATGCAATTTCGGTAGGAATTGTTTCTGGACTGGCTAGTACCGGAGTAAACCAGATTTATAAAAAGGCAAAGACAAATGCTTAAAATCAATAAGCAGGAAATGACATACTCTTGCCTTGAATCAAACGTAAAAATCTACCAAAAAGATAATAATGGAAACATTATTTACTATGATGTGGACGGCGAAAAAATTCCGATGATTGAAAAGGAAATTGATGGTTTTGCAACCCCAAAAACATTTTATGCAAGCATCAATAATAAATTGTCAGAAGTCCTTATGAAAGAGTTTGGTGTAGATGATTCCACTAATTATGCACAGATTGTAACGGATAAAGGGTATCTCCCAATCAAGGCAGGCGATTTGATTTGGAAACGTTCGGAAGTAAAATATGATTCAGATGGTTTCCCAGATCCAAAATCTGCGGATTATACCGTAAAAGGTGTAGCAGATGAGGGATTGACAGTTGATTTATTCCTCTTGCAAAGAAATGTAAAGTAGGTGGTTTTGTGGCAAAAAAGAAAATCAAAATGAACTTGTTTTCACAAAGTTCAATACAGGACACAATAAACCACTTGCAAAATTACAAAAACGAGTTGCGGGCAAAATGTGATGCTTTTGTGGCGCGTTGTGCGTCCGCAGGAGAGGAAGTAGCATTACAAGCGATAAATGAATCCCCTATAGGAAATTCAATCACATTTAAGGCAAATACAACGGCAGAGAACATGGGTTGTAAGGCGATTCTATTTGCAACTGGAGAAGTAAAAAAAGTAGAGGGAAGAGAACCGTTTCATACGGTGCTTGCGGTTGAGTTTGGTGCCGGTATTCATTACAACAAGATTCCAAATCCAAAAGCAAATGATTTCGGTTTTGGTGTTGGAACATATCCCGGACAGATACACGCATTTGAAGATGGATGGTATTATCTTGGAGAAGATAATAAATGGCATTATACACATGGTGTCAAGGCAACGATGCCAATGTATAAAGCAAGTGCGGAGATCATAGCAAAATATAAAAAAATAGCAAAAGAGGTGTTCAGATAAATGGCAGAAGTTGATAACACATGGGCTTACCTTATAGGCAAGAAAGTATATTCAACGGTATCTTACAAGGCAGAAAAGATACTTAAAGACGATTATCCGAACATCAAGATCACAGACAATGGAAAGGCAAGCAGCAAGCCAAAATTTCCTACAGTCTACATACATGAATTGCCCGGACAAGAAATCGGGCAGACACTTGACGGACAAGACATAAATGGTGTTTTGGAAACGATTCAAGTTGATGTAACGACCAATACGGATCCATCTGACGCAAGAAAAGTCATGTCCGTAGTCGCTGATATATTCAAAAAGATGCGGTTTAAAGTAAAACCAATGCCGGAGTTAGATTTTGGCGAAGAAGTTTACAGAAGCACCGCAAGATTTCAACGAGTAGTTGGAGCAAACGACACATTATAAAGAAAAATGAGCCGAAAGGCTCTTTTTTTATTAAATTAAGGAGGTAATAACAATGGCAGTAGCAGGATTAAGTACACTCGGCATTACTTTTGGTTATGGTGTTGAAACGACCGCCGGAACAAAGCCGACATCGTTTAAAGAATTATCCAGAATTAACGCAATTGGCGGTATCAATGTTGAAGCAGAACAGATTGACGCATCCGCATTAAAAGACGCAATCACTCGTTATATTCAGGGTAGAGCAGATACAGGAGGCTCCTTCCCAGTAACAGTAAACCTTACAGACGACACACAGGCTGAATGGGAAGAGGTATTTACAACCGCAGCTGGATTGACTGGTGGAAAAAGAATGTGGTTTGAGACCATTATTCCGGGTCTTACAAAAGCATTTTTTGTAGTTGCACAGTTGCCACCGGCATTTCCGCAGTCAGAAATGGGGCAGAACGGTCTTTTGACTGCGGAGTTTAATCTTGTAATTGAAGAGTACAAAGGACTTGACGCAAAGGTTGAATTTTCGGGGGAATAAATAGCCAGTCCGAAAATAACGAGAGCAAGGCTGTCGTGACTGGCTTGTACGATGAAGATACAGCCGAGCCAGAACTTGAAGAAACATTGATTTAGCAAAGAAAGGGCGGTCTTAGGACTGCCCCTTTCCCATTAAAAAGATGGGAAGAAAGGGAAAGGTTGAAAACGATATGAAAAAAATTAAAATTGCAGGAAAAGAATACATATTAGAATTTACATTTGAAGCAGCAGAGATTGAGGAATGCGTAAAACGTATGTTCATGCTGGCATCTGGTGGACATATCTTGGCACGTGCCGAAACAGCAAAAACAGAATTGGAGTTGTATATGGAAAGTACATCCGACATGGTAGGAGACGTTCCAAAGACTTGTGTGGTTGCTTTTCATGCGGGATTGCAGGAGCATCATTCAACGGATGCAAAAGAATCAAAAGAACTTATGAAATCCTACATGAAAGAAAATAAATTGAACTATGCCGCATTGTTTGAGGAAATCAAAGAATGTATGGAGGAAGACGATTTTTTCGGCTTGAGCGGAATAACGAAGATGCTGGAAGACATGGAAACGAACATCGAAGCGGAAGAACAGAAACAGAACAAGAAAGAAGTAAAAACTCCGCAGGATCACAAAAAGAAACAGACTTCCACAAAATAATATGGGAAGAATATTTCCCACAAGCATTTGCCATTGGAATCCATATAGATGAATTTCTGCATTTGACACCGAAGAAATTAAAATATTGTCTTGAAGGTCATCGCTTAAAGAAAAAAATAGACGATGAGAGTATGTGGAATTGGTTCGGAAATTATGCAATATCTGCATTTATTGTTGCGATAGATATTGCTTTTAATGGCAAGAAATCAAAAGCAGAGTACATAGATTTACCGCTTTTGGCTACGGAAGAAGAAAGAGAAGCGAAGAGAGAACGAGATCTCCAGAAACAACGAGACGAATTTTTACAGATGCTTCTTGGAATGCAGAAAAATTTTGAAAACGAGCAAAAGTTAAAAAAGATGAAGCAGGGAAAGGGCGACAAGGATTAAAAGTCCGGTCGCCCTCTTTTTTATTATATAAGGAAAGTTGGTGGTGTACGGATGGCTGTAGTAGATAGTTTGGAAGTTGAAATTCAAGCAAAAGCCAAACAAGCCAATAAAGAGATTGACGTTCTATGCTCAAAACTAGGTAATTTATCTAAACAGTTAGCAAGTGTCGATTCAAAAGGATTGACAAAATTTTCGAGCGGATTAAATATGCTTTCTGCTGGAATGAAAGGCATGAGAGACACGAAGATGCCAGATTTCACTAAAACTGTAAAGGGTTTGCAGAAATTTGAAACTCTTGACGGCCAGAAATTGGCGGCGGTGTCGAATGCTTTAAGTCCAATGGCGAACGGACTTAAAACCCTTGGAAGTGTCAATTTTAATAACAAAAATGTAAATAGCATGGTAAGTGCGGTGGCAAGGCTTACATCATCAATTCAAGGCGGTGTAAACACGCAAGGAATTATAAGTCTTGGAAATGGAATCGCCCAAATGATGACTACATTGTCTTCCGCTGGAGAAGTTGCACCAAAAACGGCTAGTTTTGTAAATGCAATCAGCAGATTGGCAAATGCCGGTTCAAAGACGAGTGCATCGGCAAGTGGACTTCCGCTTCTTAGCAAAGAACTTAGCAGTTTTATGGTGTCGATGTCAAGGGCACCGGTTGTAAGTAAAGAAACATCTGAATTGACAAATGCTATTGCTAGATTGGCTAGTGCTGGAACAAGAACGAAGCAGACGGCTGATAATCTGGATTACCTTGCTAAAAAGGTAAAAGATTTTATGGTTTCGATGCAGAATGCACCGCAAGTATCGCAAGGTACAACGCAGTTGCTTACGGCAATTGGAAATATTGCCAGCGCCGGAAGTAGAGCCGGGAGTGCATTGAATAGCATATCTTTTAGCGGTGGGAATACCACTAATGTTTTGTCGAGGCTCGGTAATGGCTTCAAAAGTGTAGTCACGAGAATGCTAGGATTCAACAAGGAATCCAAAAACATAGCATCAAGCATTGGAATGTTTTATGCTAAATTCTTCATGGTAATTCGAGGTGTTAAGGCACTTGGCGGTGCAATCGGCTCAATGCAGGACTACATCGAGGAATTTAACTATTTTTCGGTTGCATTAGATAAAGTTGGAAAAGATAGTGCGGATCAGTTTAAAAAAGCCGGTTATGATTCCGCAGAAGCATATGCAGATAGTTTCCGTACGAGGTTTGCTAAATTGCAAACTCAAATGACTGGGTTTAACGTTGATTACGACACCGGAGAAGCGACAAGCAATATGCAACATAATCTTGGTTTGGATTTGACCGAGGTAATGAATTACAATGCGGCAATTTCGCAGATTACAAACTCTGCCGGAATGCTTGGAGAGACTTCTATTGCCACGTCAAAGGCATTGAGTATGTTGTCAGCGGATTGGTCGTCATTGTCCAATAAAGACTTGTCAGACGTAATGGATAACTTCCAAAGTGGATTGATTGGACAATCAAGGGCAGAATTGCTAGTTGCGTAATCAATGCGTAGCAATTAGCATTACCCACCATAGCGAAATTGCCAAGTAGGCTATGGTTAAAAAGTGTGGAATTAAGCGGGGAAATGGTTTGCAACCACAATCCGAACCGAAGTATACAGTTAAAATCGTATACAGGGGCAACGCATAGGAGATGAACCTATAATTGAGATGTTATAGAATATAATTCTCCCACGAGGCCACACTACCGGGCAATACAATATGCAGAATATTGTGGTAAAAAGGTATGCTGGACTACATTGTAATGGTGTAGAAGCAAGGATAAAAAGCCTTGTGATAACAAATCGTCTCTACCAGTATGGAATCGACACCACAAAAGCAGGCTTGGCGCAAACGGCATTAGCGCATGGAATTAGCGCAAGTGTTTCAAGCATGAGCCAGCAAGAAAAAATGCAATTACGTGTTTTAACTATGTTGGAGCAATCAAAAGTTGCATATGGAGATTTGGCTAGAACAATCAATCAACCCGCAAACCAGGTAAGAATGTTGCAGGCTGGGTTGAAAAATTTGAGTAGAACCATAGGTCAAATATTTTTGCCGGTAGTTCAAAAATTATATCCATATCTGAATGCCGTAGTTATGGTTTTGCAGGATTTTGCACAATGGGTTGCTAAGTTGACCGGAGCAAAATTATATGACGATACATCAATGGCTACACCAGATTATAGTGATGCGGTTGACGGATTGGATGATTATGGAGATGCCGCTGATAAAGCAAGCAAAAAGCAGAAAAAACTTAATGATAACTTACAGGGATTTGATATCGTCAATAAGTTGCAGGCAAATAACAAAGACGATGGCTCATCTTCCGGAAAGAAAAACGGTCGTGGTGCTGGAATTGATTTATCGGAAGATATCAATAAGGCAGTTAAAGGATATGAAAGCATATGGGATAAAGCCTTTAAGAGTAACAAAAATAAAGCGGTTGAGTTAGCGGCTAAATTAAAAAAAGCCATTTTAGGCGGTTGGAAAAAAGGCGGCGATTATACCAGCCTTGGAAAATCCGTTGGTTCATGGCTTACAAGTGGACTTGATAGTATTCCGTGGGAAAAAATTCAGGCGACCACAAATAAACTTGCTAAATCCCTTGCCACGTTCCTTAATGGCATGGTACAAGGCATTAACTGGGAAACCGTGGGTAAAACTTTAGCCAATGGATTTAATACGGCTATGGGGGCATTATACACGTTCAGGACTACATTTGACTGGCTTGGTCTTGGTGTATCTGTAGCGACTGGAATCAATTCAGCACTTCAAAATGCAGACATGACACTTGCCGGAAAAACTCTTGGTGCTAAAGTCCGTGGAATGATTCAATTTGCTTTTGGCTTGGTTACAAATTTTGATTTTAGTGGTCTTGGACAAAAAATAGCAGATGGAATCAACGGATTTTTTGAGGAAATGGGAGAGGTAAGAAAGAATACTGGTTTAACTGGATGGCAGGAACTTGGTAAAACGTTGTCCGATAGTTTAAAAGGTATTCTTGCATCAATCAATACGGCACTTTCCGGTGTGAATTGGGAGAAAGTTGGTAAATCTATCGGTCAATTCCTTGGAAGTATAGACTGGGTTGGAATTTGGTCTTCCGTTGGAAAAACAATCGGAAATGCGTTTAATAGCATTATGACGATTGCAATTTCTGCATTGAAAGAAGATCCAGCCGGTGTGATTGGCGCATTAAGTACCGTTTTTGGTGTGATTTTTGCGGCAAAAACAATAAAAGGATTGTTTGGTAAAACTGGTTTCTTTGCAGGTTTAAAGCAAGCGGCGACAGAAAAGATGGGAGAAGTTGCTTTAACTATGGCAAAAAGCCTTAAAACTAAAATCGCTACTTCGTTTGCCGCAAGCAAAATTGGAACATTTATTTTGTCTAAAATCACATTTGCCAAAACTGCGATTGTTTCGCTTGGAGCAAAAATAAGTGGAGCAATTACAAGTGGATTAAGCGGATTGAGTGCCACAGGAATAGCCTCGGCGGCGGCACCGGTATTGTTGGCAGTTGGAGCAGCCATCGGCGCAGGCTTAATGATTGGAGACAGAATCAGCGAAGCGATAGATGCCTACAATTACACCGGAGATTACGAAATCAAAGTACCGGCAAAGTTAGATATAAACGCACAAAAAGCAAACGAGGATTTACAAAAGACAAAAGAGTATACAGATGAAATAAATAAAGATATAAAGGAAATCAATAATTCTGGCAATTTGGAAAACGGGAAAAACATAAAGGAATTAGCCAATAGATACTATGAGTTAAGCCAAAAGACAAACCCTACAGCATCTGATATTGCCGTAATGAAAGAATACTCAAAACAGTTATCCGATGAAATTCCGGGGTTGTCAAAGAATATTGATAAGCAGACAGGGGCATTCAAAGGTAACAAAGATGAGTTGAACGGTCTGATTTCCAATCTTGACAGAGCGGCTAAAGCGCAGGCGGCATACAATTCTTCTGTGGAACTTTACGAGAAAAAGCAGGAAACTGGAAATAAACTTTCCGAAGCACAGGCAAAACTTGCAAAATATACAAAAGAACTTGCGGCGGCACAGGAAGTTGCAAACAACGTTAAAAAACGTTCTGGAGTAAATAGCGCAGAATACCAAGCACAAGTCAAAATACTTGGAAGCTATGCTACAAAAGTAAATGCGGCAAGAGCGGAAGTAAATACTTTGAAAAAAGCAGAGTCCGATATTAACGCACAGATTAGTAAAAACAATAATGTCATGGATAATGCCAAAGTAAAGACTAGCGATTACCAAAAGGCATCTGATAGTTTAAAGAAAACTATGAAAAACCTTGGTGTCGAAACACAGTCTTCAAAAAATGCGTTAAAAACACTTCAAGAAAAACTTGACAATGGAGAAATAACTTGGAAAGCATATAAAGACGTTGTTGACGGAAATTATAAATCCGTTGACGAACTTAATGCCGCAATTGGGAAACTTACATCAAAAGAAGTTTCTGTTACCGCTAAAACAAGCGGAACGGATTCTATAGATAAAGTTAAAAATGTAATTGATAAACTACAAAGCAAGTCTGTAAATGTTAGTACAAATGTTAATACATCAAACTTACAAAAAAGAATTAAAGATGCAGTTTCCAAAGCAAAGTTATCGCCAATTAAGGCACCAATACAGTTTGGAATTACGAAAGAGCAAAAGAAGATACTGGATAATCTTAGTCCAAAAAATATGGGAACACCATACGAAAGGGCATTAAAAACAAGCGGACTATCCAAACTTTCGGATCTTGCATCAAAACTTCCAACGTACAGTACAGGTGGATTCCCGGAAGATGGACTTTTCATGGCTAATCACGGAGAACTTGTCGGAAAATTCAATAACGGCAAAACCACGGTCGCTAATAACGAACAGATTACTACTGCATTTGCACAAGCGATTACAAACACGCTTGCACCGGCTATCTATGCAGCGGTATCGCAGGCAGTATCAGAAAATCAAAGCCAGCAGACAGGAGATGTATATTTGGACGGAACAAAACTCACGACAACAATCATGGGAAAAGCCGAACAGATTACACGAAGCCGAGGTTCCGGATGGAAGTTGGCATAAACAATGTAGCACCTATCTTATTTGGTAGGTGCTATTTTATTGCAGAAAAGGGGGAAAAGACATGGCATATAGAGTTCCGGAGATTGACGGACAGAAAATTGCTTGTCCATCCGCTAGCGGTGTGGATATTAAAAGAAATCAAGTACAGAGTTCAAACTTTCGCCGAACATCTACGGCGAAAGCACAAGGAACGGTTGTGGATAACAAGGTCAGCATAAAAATGTCGTTTCCACCAAATATCACAGTAGCGGAATTAAAATTGATTAAGAGCAAAACGTGCGACAAAACAGCATTCCACAAACTTGGATTCACGAATGAATTTGGGGAATGGGAAACGATAACAGTTTATTTCAACAATTATTCTTTGCAACAATACGGATTTATCAACGGAAAAATGTTGAATCAGTCAATATCATTTGAGGCGGTGGAACAATGACAAGTATACCTATGACTACGGAATATGTGGACGTTAAAGTAAAAATTGGAGCGATTGAATATACCAATGAGGAATTACAGATTGATTCTATCAAAATTTCTAATGGATGCTACGATGGAAGTGTTTTTGGCATTGGAAACGTGTATATAAAGAACGCAAGTATAACCATGAATTACTTAGATGGAATTTCTAAAGGATTAAATATCGAGATATTTTTTCAGTATCAAGGTGCATGGATTAGTTTCGGTCAATTCGTTGTAACAGAAACTCCAGTTATGAGTGGAGATAAACTTTCTGTTTCTTTGGAAAGCACACTTGCGCAGTATGCCAATACAGAAATCGTTTTTGCAGAGGCAAAACCTAATTATAATTTTGATACAATCATTAAAAAAATAGAGGAAATAACTGGAAAAGTTGTTGTCTTTAAAAGCGAATTGGATTCGATAGGAACTGAAAAATCAGAATTTTTGTTAAAATCAGCAAATTTTATTAAAGATGCAAAAACCCTTATGGATCCTGCGTCTGGATGTAAAACCGGAGTATCTGTAAAAACTGCTTTGGCAGGAATTGCAATATTGTTTGGTGGAAATGTATACGAAGATACAAACAATAAAATCGTTATCAAGCAAAAAACGTATTCTTTAAATTCGGATCGTTATATTTTGCCAGATTATCTTGACGGAAATTACAAATACTCAAAAGAAGTATATGCTATTAAAACTATTTCATTGTTGTTTAATAAATATGTCCTTGGCATTTACTACAGAAAAGAGACAGACCCACCGGGTGATGATATCTGGACACAAAATTATCTGGATGAAGACAAGGTATCAAATACATTGCTTGCTTCACAGTCGTCAATGACTGGTAAAACACCGTATAATTACACAGTTACTTGCGATTGGATTGGTTGGACAAGTGATGGTTTTGGATATAATCTGAACGAAAAACCGGGCGGCCGTGCTTCTGCTTGTCTTAGGCAAGGCGATTTGATGTATCATACGTGCGATATGACGTTTGTTGGGATTGATTTCGGATGGAATATTGCACCGGGAAATCTTATAAAGGTAAAGGTGCCTGAGTTAGAGAATCCAATAGATGTTTTATGTGGGGAGATTTCATACGAGTGGGATGGTGGATTTACTACAAGCATATCGTGCAATTGCAACATAGAATCCAACGGAAGTTATTCTACAGAGGTTTCAACGCAGGCATCTGCGGCGGCGGCACAAGAGGGTAGACAAACAAGTCTTGAATTGAATTATGCAAATATTACTTTGAGTAATATTGAGGATAGCACGATTAGAGGTAGCATATTCAAGGATGGTACAATTGATGGATCGAAAATAAAAGATTCAACAATTACCGGATCTCTTATTGCTGATTCGACAATAAAAGGGTCTAATATAGAAGAGGGAACAATTACCGGTTCAAAAATAAAGGCGGCAACAATTACCGGTGCCCTTATTGTAGATGGAACTATCCGAGGAAACCACATAATGGAATCCAGTATTGATGGTAGCAAGATTGAGGATAGTGCGATAACGGAAAGTAAAATTTCCAACTCGTCAATCACAAACTCAAAAATCAAGGATGGAGAGATTGAAAACTCCAAGATTAAGGATGCTACATTGACCGGGGCTAAAATCAAAGATGCAACGATTGGATTTGAAAAGGTTGATAGTTCTTTTATCAAAGATTTGACGGCTGATAAAGCATATATCGAAAATCTTAAAGCATCAATTGCTGATATCGGATATTTGACCGCGGATGAAGCAAGTATCAAGTATGCCACAATTACTTCTTTGGAAGCAGTAGATGGAAAGATTGACAATTTGGAAACAATTGCAATAACAACAAATAACCTTAGTGCCCAAGTAGCAGATTTAGGTTATTTGAACGCCGATACCGCAGATTTGAAGTATGCCAATATTGAACTTTCCAATATTGATGTGGCAAATGTCGGTACATTTTTTGCTAACGTTGGGCTGATTGACAGGGCAACAATCGTAGATGGACACGTTACTGGTTTTTTAGATAGTGTTGAAGTCAATGCTAACAAAATCACGGCAGGAACGTTGGTCGCTGACAGAATACTTCTTAAAGGTTCAGAAAAGGGAGTATTATATGCTTTAAACAATCTTGGAGAACTGACAAGCACAACGGTAGATACTCTTGATGGTTACATACTTACAGACCGTACTATCAATGCAGACAAGATTGTGGCATCGTCGATTACTACTAATGAGTTGGACGTGGATAGTATTTTTGCGGATAGTGCAGTTGTCGAACGGATTTTTGCCCAAGATATCACGGCGACAGGAATAATAAGAGGTGCAACGTTGGTAGGTGCTTCGGTGTCGGCGGATAGAGGTACAATTGGCGGATTTGGTATTTTTGATGATTGCCTTACTGGTTTTTATGATGAAGACGGCTACCAATACAAAGTTGACTTGAATACAGCCAAGTCAATTACAGGGAAAAATGGTGGAGTAATCGCCATTGAGGCAGGAAAGTACAAAATATCATCTCCGTATAATACTGAACATGAGTGGTATGTAACATATGACGGTTATATGTACGCGGAGATCGGAGAAATTGCTGGATTTACATTAAAAGACCAAAGGTTGATATCAAATTCAGAATATACTCCGGAAAATGCCTCTGCAACATATTACAACAAAGCAGAAATAAACTCCAAATTTAATCAAGAAGAAGATTTCTTGTTATTGACTTGTACAGTCAATAACACTGAAATAAACAAAGCCTTTTTTGGATTTGACGGTGTACGTCTTGAAAGTTTAAACCATGGAAATGATTACTATGATAAATTTATGTTGTTGTCAACAAGAAGCCTTGCTTTTGGAGTAAATTCTGGAACACCATATAATGGAAGTAGCGTAGCATTCGAGATTGATTCGGGGTATTCCAAGATTACTTCAAGCGGAGAGTTTACGATAGAACCATCATGCACAATAAACGTTCCAACGACAGTAAAGTCACTTACCATAAAAAACAACGGTTCAAAAGGTAAAACGGTCATATCAAATGGTTTAATCGGATTAGACGATGCACAAGGTGGCACCGTGAGATATTTCCTTGATAACACTTATGGAAACTTACGGATATGGGACACGGCTGTGGGAGAAAGGCTTCTTATCTCTCCTGCCTCGATTAACTTTAAACCGAATGGAAAGACGATATTTTCTGTTAATAAAGACAATGCTTCTGAAAATGGATATGAAATAATCGGTTGCGAAGTGACAACAAGTGGAAATTTTACTTGTAAAAAATACCGAGACGGAAGACTTGTTATTGAGTATCGAAGTAAAATGGGGAATGTAACTTCACTTACAGATATAAGCAACAAAGAAGGGGTGTATTACAAATCTAGAGACGGTAGAACTTTCCCATTAGCATTTGTAGATACACCGATGGTTATTACTGGAATCGGCGTTCCTGACACGTCAGCACCATTTGTAAATGTCAGTTTTGATGGCGTCAGCAAAACTGGATATAGCAGATGTATTTTTTGGGCTACGCATTCTGGTGCAACACTTCCCGTAAATTCAGTAACCAGCGCAATTTTTATAGGGCGTTGGTTTTGAGATAAATTATAAAATCTTAGGAGGTTAGAAAAATGGAAAACAAAGAAATTACAATGGCAGATTACATCGTTGATAAGTTGGCAAACGAGGTCAAGGAACTGAAAGTTCGACTTGCTCAAACCGAATTTACGGCGATGGCTTACAAGGAAAAGTACGAAGCATTGCTGAAAGAACAGGAACAGGAGGTAGAAGAAGATGAAAAAACTGTTAGCGAATAAGTCTTGTATGCATGGAAAGAGAGACAGAAAAAGTATTTTCTTTATTGTTATTCATTATACTGGAAACAATGGAGATACGGCATTGGATAATGCTAAATTTTTCCAAAAAGAGCAGACAGGAGCAAGAAATGGCGTTGGCGCACATTTTTTTGTTGGAAAAAAAGGTAAAGCGGTAAAATCAATTCCAATGAATCAGATTGCATGGAGTGTTGGAGGATTTTACAGCAAAGACAAAGGAGCAGGGAAGTATTACAAGGAATGTACAAATGCAAACTCTGTTTCAATAGAATTGTGCGACGCAACAAAAGGTTATACCGCGGAACAGGCAAAAGCAGTTAAAAAGTTGATTAAGTACATCAAAAGATACTGTCCAAACGCCAAAACCGTTATCAGACATTGGGATGTAAACGGTAAGGATTGCCCCCATCCTATGATTGGAAAAGATAACAAAATGTGGAAACAATTCAAAAAAGACATTGGTGTCGAAAATTGACCGAACTTGCGATGAAAAAAGATTGTTTTCTCGTGCCAAAAGGTGTAAGATAAAATTGTCTCAAACGAGACAATTCAAGTTCTGGCGAGGGGTAAGAGTTCATTGTGTAACTCTGCCCCTCACTTTAAAACTAAGGGGAAACAATCAATCTTGCAAATTTATGATTGACAATTACGAACAAATGTTCTGTAATTGTCTTATCGTAAGGAGGGCAACATGGGAAATGAAAACGAAAATGAGCAGTTTTACAAAAACAAAATTATCGAAATGATTAAAAAGATGGAAAACATATATTTTCTTAGGGCGATATATGTTTTTATAGAAAATTTAACAGAGTAGAAGAAAAAAGCCAAGGGAATGATTGCTTATCCCTTGGCTCTTTTTTAATTCTTGGAAATCGAATCAATCAATGTTTCTAATGTCTTCCATCCATCATCGTCTAATTTGGCTAAAGCATTTACAAGCCGACGTTTGAAATCTCCGTCATCTTCTTTTATAACTTCGCCGAACAATTTGGAAATTTCATCGTTTTTGTCAATCTGACAAAACATTTCTCCAGTTCCACTTTTCAGCCATTCTTCGTTGACGTTGTATAAGGAACATAAGATTTTTTGAGACTGTTCCGACAAGTTTCTGTTTCCGTTCTCTACTAAGGAAATGTAATTTTTCGTCAAACCTAAGCGATCCGCAAACAATTCTTGTGACAAATTCAATTCTTTTCGCAGTAACTTTATGCGTTCATTCATTTTCGATTTCCTCCTTTCAATAGTATAATATCATAGTTGTCACACAAAGTCAAACTTTTTTTATGAAAAAGGTTGACAAGTAATACTAAGTGTGATAGTATAATCATACAAAGTCAAACAGGAAGGAGGCAAAGTCAATATGAACGAGTTGACACAAAAGTACATTGATAGTAGAGAAGTTGCTGAAATGGTTGGTAAAGAGCATAATATGCTTTTGCGAGATATTCGAAGATATTCGGAACAATTAGGAAAGAGCAAGATTGCACAGTCCGATTTTTTCACAGAAAGTACCTATATAAACAGCCAAAATAAGACGCAGCCTTGCTATCTGGTTACAAAGAAAGGTTGCGAGTTTATCGCACATAAACTGACCGGAAGTAAAGGAACGGAGTTTACTGCAAAGTACATTAACAGATTCCATGAAATGGAAGATGTGATTAAAACACAACTTCCAACAGGAAACGACCTTATTGCTCTTGCAGTTATTGAAGCACAGAGAATGCTTGAACAAAAAGACAAGCAGATTAAGGAATTGGAAACAGAAGTCATTGAAATGAACAATACCATTTCCGAAATGAAACCAAAAGCAAATTATGTGGATTTGATTTTGAATAGTAAGTCTACAGTTCTGGTAACACAGATTGCACAAGATTATGGAATGTCTGCTAAGGCATTTAATAAATTGCTGAAAGATCTAAACGTACAACACAAAGTCGGCAGGCAATGGATTTTGTATCAGAAGTACCAAGGAATGGGATATGTTCATAGCAAAACTATTGATATTACAAGAGCAAATGGAAAGTCAGATGTGGTTATGCAGACAGAGTGGACGCAGAAAGGCAGATTGTTTCTGTATGAGATTCTGAAAAAGAATAGCATATATCCATTGATTGAAAGAAGTGAGATTGCATAACGGAAAGGAAGTGAGAAGATATGAGCGAAAAAGAAAAGAAAGTCGTTGAAAAACTGAAAGAAGCAATTCCAAAAATGTCTGATTTTGACAAAGGATATATCCTTGGAAAAGTTGAAAACATGGCAGAGACGGAAAAGAAGAAAAAGGAAAAGGAGTGATTCCATCAGAGAGTTAATGTTAGTCGCTATAACGTTTCTGTTTTCCATCTGCATATGGGGATTCCGAGGAATCGAATTGGAAAATCCAGAAATGGCAGAGGAAAAGGTTTTAGTCGGAATCGGCACAATTCAGATTCCAGAAACTGAAACAGTCTCTGTTGAGACGAGAAATGTTGAGCAAAAAAGGAAAAGGACACACAAGAAAAAGAAAGTTGTTCGGAAGAAATGGACAACGTACAGAATTACGGCATATTGTCCGTGTTGCGATTGTTCGGACAAGTACGGAAGAATGACTTCTACTGGAGTTGTTCCAAGGCAGGGAAGAACGATTGCGGTAGATCCAAAAGTTATACCTTATGGATCGGTAGTCCGCATAAAAGGACTTGGAGAGTTTATCGCCGAGGATTGCGGTGGGGCGATAAAAGGAAACAGTATAGATCTATACTTTGACGTACATTCCGATACCGAGAAATTCGGTGTCCAGTACAGAGAAGTATATATGGAAAGGAAGTGATCTTATGTACATTCCACCTTTTTGGTGTGGTGTATCGGTAACGATTATAGGAATTGTTATCGTATCGCTGATAATGTCAATGTTTCAGCATGACGATGATGACGAGCAAGACGAAAGGAGAGAAAACCATGAGTAAGGAAAAAGAAATCAAGGCAGAGGGAGCGACACCGATTCCTCCAGCATTGATCGAATCGCTTATCAAAATTGGAGCGATCGTTAGAAAGCAGGACGGAAGTCTTGTGTGTGGTAAGCCCGGAACATATCGTTAGGAAAGGAGAGAAAAATGAAAGGTTTTAAAGGTTTTGATAAAGGACTGGTCTGTAGAGGAAAGCAGTACAAGGAAAATACAGTTTTCGAAGAGGAAGCAGCTGAAATTTGTAAAAGTGGAATGCACTTTTGCGAAAATCCATTTGATGTCCTTGAGTATTATGATTTAGTTAATACCGATGGAAGTTTTAACGAGTTTGCAGAAGTGGAGGCTTTGGACAAATGCTTGACAGATGATAATAAAAAATATTGCACTAAAAAACTAAAAATTGGTGCGAAACTATCATTTAGCGGATTTGTCAATGCCTGTATTGAGTTTGTTTTTGAAAAGACTAAAATTGAACAAACGGATGAAGAAGATGAAACTGTGATTGGCAGTTCCGGAGATTCCGCACAGATTGGCAGTTCCGGAGATTACGCACAGATTGGCAGTTCCGGAGATTACGCACAGATTGGCAGTTCCGGATATTCCGCACAGATTGGCAGTTCCGGATATTCCGCACAGATTGGCAGTTCCGGAGATTACGCAAAGATTGGCAGTTCCGGATATTCCGCACAGATTGGCAGTTCCGGATATTCCGCAAAGATTGGCAGTTCCGGATATTCCGCAAAGATTGGCAGTTCCGGATATTCCGCACAGATTGGCAGTTCCGGAGATTACACACAGATTGGCAGTTCCGGAGATTCCGCAAAGATTGGCAGTTCCGGAGATTACACACAGATTGGCAGTTCCGGAGATTACGCAAAGGTCACGTCAGAAGGAGAAGATTCAGTAATATGTTGCGCAGGTCACAATTCAATTGTGAGAGCAAAGAAAGGAAGTTGGATTACTCTTTCTGAATGGGAAAGATCTCTTGAAAAAGATAGATGGATTCCGAAATGCGTAAAAACGAAATTTGTTGACGGAGAAATAATTAAAGCAGATACATTCTACAGATTGGAAAATGGGAAATTTGTAGAGGTTAAGGAGGATAAGTAAGATGGTAATTAAGTTAAAAAGAATGATTCTGGAAAATTTCATGTATTACATGGCGGTAATGCTTGATTTTCCGCAGATTGCCAAAATTTTGGCAAAGAACGGCAAGGGAAAGTCGTCAATTGTCAATGCCTTTATGTGGTGCTTGTTCGATTGCGACTACGAATTGAGAAGCAATCCAAAGGTACGCAGAGAGGTTGACGGAAATCCGGTTGAGGATAAGGATGTTTCCGTAGAACTGGTACTTGACGTGGATGGAAAAGAAGTTACCATGCGTAAAGTGCAGAAACGCAAGCATTCCAAAGACGGTACTACTTACAAGGACAATAACGAATACTACATAAACGATGTTCCAAAGACAAAGAAAGAGTTTGAGGAATATCTTGGTATTGATATGTCTGTTTTGAAAATGTCAACCAATATCAATGGATTTTTGAATCAGAAACCAGCTGATATGAGAGACTTTTTATTTAAGACGGCAGATTCTACGACTGATTTAGATATTGCCAAGAAAACGGATGGATTGCAGGAACTTTCTTCTCTTTTGGAGAACTACACCACAGAGGAAATCAAGGCGATGAATCAGAAGAAAGTGAAAGACGTTGACGAATCTCTTCCTATATTAAAGGGGCAGATTGAAGAGAAACAAAGAGATATTGTCAGCAAGCAGGAAACCGACGTTTCTGATTTAGAATTGCTTAAAAAGGATTTGCAATCAAAATTGGATGCCAATATCAAGGTGCAGACAGACAACGATAAATTGATCACGGAATTTGACGATGCGGTCAAGGATGTTATGGATCTGAAATTCGAACTGTCCGGAATGGAGCAGAAAGCCAATTCAGAGATTGCTACCAAGAAGAACAGTTTGGAGAACAAAAAAGACGAAATTTTGGGGAAAATCGGACGATTTAAGGGCGAGTTATCTAGGTTGAGTAGTGATTTGGCACTCCAAACCAAATTGATCTCGGACAATAAGCGGAAGAAAGACGAGCAGGCAACGTTATGGAAGATTGCAAATGAGCGGAAATTTGACGAATCAAGCCTTGTTTGTTCTTATTGCGGTCAAGAATACCCGGAAGAGAAAAAAGAGGAAATGCGGGCAGAATTTGAAAGCCACAAAGCGGATGAATTGAAACAGATTGTGGAAAGAGGAAATGCCTTAAAGAAAGCAATTGACGATTCAAAAATCCTCTTGAAAAACATTGAGGAAAATATTCAAAAGAAAAATGAGGAATCGGAAAAATTGACTACTGAATACGATTCAGTTGAGAAAGAATTGGAATCTATCAAGCCAATTGATGTGAAGCAGTCGGACAAATACAAAGAGATTGAATCAAAAATTGCTGATCGAGAAGATTCGATGAAGAAGATGCAGAATCTCAAAGACATCAAAGCGGAATTAAAAACAGAAGAAGAACGAATCCGTTCTGAATTGGCAGAAGTGGACAGAAAAATTTCCGCTGCCAATACGGAATCAGACGAAATCAGGTTGGAAGAATTGAAAAAGTCCAAATTTGATAAAGAACAGGAAAAGGCAGATGCAGAAAAAATCTTGGATTTGCTGAAAGAACTGGAGAAAGCCAAAAACGAGGAATTGTCGGAAGAAATCAATTCTAAGTTTGGCATTGTCAATTGGCAGTTGTTCGAAACCGCAAAGAACGGAAATTATAAATCCGTTTGCGTTCCGATGATTGACGGCAAGTCTATTTTGACAACGATGTCCAACAAGGGAAACAGAATCCTTGGCAGAGTAGATATCTGTCGTTCGATTCAGAAAATCAGCGGTATAAATTGTCCGATTTGGCTGGATGATTTGGAATCATTGGACGAGGAAAATCAGAAGAAAGTCGCTGAAATGGTGGAAAGCCAGTTGATTATGCTAGCAGTATCAAACAATGCGGAACTGGAAATTAAGGAGGTGTGATATGAAACTGTATTTTTACACGGCAAACACAATAAATGGTTATTGTAACAAATTAGGTGTTGTAGTTACCGTTTCCGAGGCAGAGGAAAAACAGAAAACTTATCAATCTGTTAGTGGTGGATTTCCAAATTGTTTTTCCAGAATAAGAAAGGATGACATCGGAAAACTTTTGAGGGATAACGTTATCCTTACGGAGCCAAATTTTGAATATGCCAAGAAAATTTTCGTTAATGCGGCAGAGGCAAAAGTAAATGGTGCTAGAGAGCATCTTAAAAGAGCAGAACGTGAATTAGAAATTTTAAGAGAAAGCGAGGAATGATTATGGGATTTAAGGTTGGAGATATTGTAGAGGTTATTGATAATGGATATTCGTTTACAAATAATGAGTATTTCTTTATCGAAAATAAAATTGCTTTAAAAACTGCAACTCGATATACTTATGGCTCTCTTCCCCCCAATGGATTAACTGGAAGAATTGTCGCAATTGGAGACCTTGAGTTTTATGATTACAAAGGAATAGTAATTCAAGATGACACCAATCGGGAGATGTGCTGCTTGGTCGGAGAACCTGGCTTAAAATTTCTTAAAAAAAATGAATTTAAGCCACATCTTGAATGTACGAAGGTTTTTAAAGTCAATTATGGAACTATTGGAAAAAAAACAAACCTTGTCGATTGCTACGGAAGACCGTTAAAGGTCGGAGATACTGTTATCATTCGTGCTAAAGATGGAAGCGCATCTCCAGAGGTTCCGATTGTTGACGACCAGCTTGGTTGTTGTTTCCCTATAGGGTATTCACCTTTTGTAGATAAGGAAATGCTTATAAGGATAAGAGATTGCGATGAGATTCCAGATGGAGAAAAGGTTGGAATTATTGAATATGTAAAGGAAGAGAGGTAGAAAACATGGCAGAGAAGAATGAAGTAGTTGTACAGGAGGAAAAAAAGGAAGTAGCGGCACATAATAACAAGGTAACGGATTATAGCCTTGGTATTTTTGGAACATCGGATAATTTTGTTATGGCGATGCAGATGGCAAAGGCATTGTCAGCATCGACTATTGTTCCAGCAATATACCAGAACAATTCGTCAAACTGTTTGATTGCTATTGAGCAGGCACAAAGAATGAAAGTAAGTCCAATGATGGTAATGCAGAATCTTTATCCAATCCAAGGAAAACCTTGTTGGAGCGCACAGTTTTTGATTGCGCAGGTAAACAATAGCGGAAATTATGATATTGAATTGCAGTACGATGAAAAGCAGAAAAACGGTAAGCCTTTTTCTTGCCAGTGTTGGACAATGAAAGCAGGAAGAAGAATTGACGGCATGGTAGTTGACATGGATATGGCAGATGCCGAGGGATGGACAAAGAAAAACGGTTCAAAGTGGAAAACGATGCCACAGTTGATGTTGAGATATCGAGCCGCATCATTTTTTGCAAGATTGAACTGTCCAGAACTTACAATGGGACTTTATACCAAAGAAGAAATTATTGACGGAGATTTCAAAGAATATCCGTTGGAAACGATGCAGGAGCAAGTCGAAAAGGAGATTTCTAACGGTGCTAATTCAGAAGATTTTGAATCGGCAGCAGTTGAACCGGAATTTATGGAGGACGAAGAATGAGACTGATAAGCCAAGACGGAACATTTGATGTTCCATACGATCAAGTAGTAATTCAGCGGTATAGTGATGGCATTTACTGGCTTAATAAAAACCTTATTGGAGTTGAATCTGGATTTTCCGAAGACTTTAAAATTGCTTCTTATTCAAGCGAAGCAAAAGCAATTAAGGCCATGGAAAAGTTAAGAGAGAACTATAAAAACTCTACTCTTTATAAAGAAGATTTTCTGTATTTCCGGTTTCCGAAAGATGAAGAGGTGCAGGAATGATTTTGAAATGCCTTGGTAGCGGTAGTAGCGGTAATTGCTATCTGTTGACTGATAGCAATGGCAAAACTCTTATCCTTGATTGTGGTCTTTCAATCCGAGAGATAAAAAAAGGATTGAATTACGATTTGCGGTGTGTGGCTGGGTGCATTGTTACCCACCAGCACAAAGACCATAGTAAGTCGGCAAAAGAACTTGAAGAGATTGGAATTGAGGTATATAAGCCGTACGAAAAGTGCTACAAGGCAATGAATTTCAAGAAAGCACCATTTCTTATTTCTACGGTGCCTATGCAAGATAAGGATGGAAAGTTTTGCCACACAAACACGGATGGTAGCGAGTGTCCGTGTTACGGATTCATTATCAGCCATCCAGAAATGGGTAAATTTCTTTACGTGACCGACACGGAATTTGTCAAGTGGAGATTTAGAAACATAAATCACATTTTGGTTTCGTGCAATTACCAAAAGAAGTACCTAAGCAAAGTGGCAGGAAAACGAGAACACGTTTTTCGAGGTCACATGGAACTGGAAACAGTCAAAAATTTTGTAACCGCAAACAATTCAAGCGCATTGCAGAACGTCATATTGTGCCATATGAGCAAAGAATCGGCAGACCCCAAAGAATGTATGCAAGAGGTTAAATCGGTTATTAAATCGGCAAATGTGGACGTTGCAGAGCATAACAAAGAATGGATTTTAAAAACGGACGATTGCCCGTTTTAGGAAAGGAAGATTGAAATGATTAAATTTGATAAGAAAAAAGTGGTAATTAAAGGAAACCAAAATGATTTAATAGCACAATGGACTTTCATTGGAAATGCGATTTATAAATCTATGAAAGCGCAAATTGGCGAGGAAACCGCAGAAAAACTAATGAGACGTTGTGCTGAAAATGTTTTTAAATCTGAAAAACAAATTGCGGAAGAAATATTGGAAATTCTCAAAAGAAAACAGGAAAAAGAAAGCGAGGAATCTGACAATGAATAAAGTAATTTTGCTTGGAAATCTTACAAGAGACCCGGAAATCAGATATTCACAAGGGGAAAAACAGATGGCGGTTGCTAGATTTTCCCTTGCGGTAAACCGTAGATTTGCCAAAGACGGAGAAACAAGCGCTGACTTCTTGAACTGTACCGCATTTGGTAAAACCGCTGAATTTGTCGAGAAGTATTTTCGGCAGGGCAGCAGAATGTCTCTTGTTGGAAGAATTGAAAACAACAATTATACCAACAAAAATGGAGAAAAGGTTTATTCCGTTCAGATTATGGTAGAAGAAGTTGAATTTGCAGAAAGAAAATCGGCACAAAGTAACAATCAAACACAAAATCAGAATCAACCGGCACAGGCAAATGGTGCAGATGATGATTTTATGAATATTCCAGACGGAATCGAAGATGGATTACCTTTTAATTAAAAGAAATGGAGGAAAGCAAAATGAGTAAATCGACATTGGAAATGGCTAGAAATCTGGTCGCAAGACTGGAAGCGGAAGAAAAAGGAAAAAAGGTACAACTTAAAGATTTGAAACTGGGCGAAACTTTTATGATTGGTGAGCATGAATTTATCGTTCTGGAGCAAGTTTTTGAGGTTAATGGCGGTGATTCTGATGTAACAGGTGTTGTATCTAAGAATTTCATGCTTGAAAACGTAGCATTTGATTCAGATGCAAGAAATTATCGTGCTTCCGTTCTGAAAGACAAAATAGAAGATGAAATTTTGCCAATCATTGAAAAAGAAGTCGGAGCAGAAAATATTGTCGGAAACTTATGCGACTTGCGTTCTGTTTGCGGAGAAAACGAGTGTGGAATGTTTATGTCAAAAGTACGTCCGATGACTTTTGACGAGGTTAGAAAATACCATGAATTTATCCCGAATAAGGATTTGGATGATTGGTGGTGGACTTGCACGCCTTGGGGTTCAGATAAAAATGGTAATGTTAGAACAATCGCTACGGTTTCGCCGGACGGCCACGTCGGCGCCAGTTATTGCCGCACCCATACCGGTGTTCGCCCATTCTGTATCTTGAAATCTGACATCTTTGTATCGAAAGGAGAATTACTATGAATAAGAATGAATTACAAAGGTTAGAAGAGTTAGAAAGCAGAGTTGCCATTCTTGAAAAAAAGAATGCTGCAAGAAAAATTCCAAGCGGATTAAAAATCGGAGATACTTTCGAAATTTCTGGAACGACATGGAAAATACTTGATATTACAAATGACGGATATAGTTGTTTGGCTGACAGTATCGGAGAGATGGAGTTTGATTCAGAATCAAACAATTGGGTAAATAGTGATCTTCGTGATTATCTTGTAACAGAGTTTTTGGATAAATTAAAGGAAGAAATCGGAGAAGATAATATTCTTCAAAGAGAAAGAGATTTGTTATCTCTCGATGGACAGACGGAATATGGCAAGGCTTATGAAAAAGTTTCTTTGCTGACAGTTGATGAGTACAGAAAATACAGGAGCCTTATACCAAACACAGAGGATGACTGGTGGTGGCTTATCACGCCCTGGAGTACACCTTGTAATGATTACAAGACTGGTGCCACTTCGGTTTCTCCGTCCGGCGGCATCTTCAGCAATCATTGCCGCTACAATTTCGGTGTTCGTCCATTCTGTATCTTTTCCTCTTCAATCTTTGAATCCGAGGAATAAGTAATATGGCAGAAAATGGGTGGGAGTAAATTTAAAGTTAGGAAGTGATAAGTTTGAGCAGATATCAGAACATTGCAAGGGCAAAAGCAATTGAAAATGAAAACAAGAAAAAATTGTTGAAATTGAATCCAGAACTGAACGATGAAAGCGGAATTTACTTCTTCCTCCGAGAGGATGAAAACGGATTCAGATTTGCCTACATTGGACAGGCGGTAAAGATACTTACGAGATTAGCAAGCCATATGACAGGGTATGAGCAACATATTGACCTTAGTTTGCGTAAACACAAGTTATATGACGAGCAAAAGAACCCTCATGGATGGAGAGTGGAGTTTCTTAATTTTCCAGAAAGCGAATTGGATGAAAAAGAGAAGCACTTCATCAAATTGTATGCAGATACTGGATATCAATTAAGGAACGTAAGCCTTGGCGGTCAAGGAGAAAATCGTGCAAGTGGTTCTATCGGAGAAAGAAAAGCACCTAAAGGCTATATGCAGGGCATACAGCAAGGCAAAAAAGTATTGGCAAGGGAATTATCCCATATCGCAGAAAAGCACCTTAAAATCGAAATTAGAGAGGATAAGGCTGGCAATAAGGTGTCGCAGAAACAGTATCAGAAGTTTATGGAGTTATTAAAAGTAGGTGATTCAAAATGAATTTACTTGAACACTATGTAACAAACATAACTTATGAAGAACCGATTGAAAAGAACGGGGTGTTGTTTTTTAAGGTTGTATGTGATGTTGATTGTTATGGCAATAAAGAGATTCAGAAAGAAGTTTTGCTTACAGAAAATGATTATGCAGAAGTTAAAAGTAAGGGCTATTATTTAGCCTAAAAATCAAAGAAAGGAATGATTTAATGAAATTAAAAGAGTTAAAAGAAAATGTTGTAGTAGATATCAAGTCAGAAAAACAATGCCATGTTCTGATGAATTTGCTGGAAAACGCAGGATATCCAACATTTACCCAAAGATTTTCCTATCCTAGTGGCTATTTTTTAAAAGTGGTAGAAATTTATCCAGAAGATAAAAATTATATTGCATTATATGGTGGCAAGCCACCACAAAATAGTGTTTCATTAGAGGATGTTGTCGAGTTGGAGATTGGGGATTTTTCAAATTGTGACGGTAATATGGTAAGAGTTGTTGATATTGACGGCGATGGTAAACCTATTTATAAATGCCGATTTAGAGATAAATCAAAGTGGTTCGCTTTGCCTTGTTTTGTATTAAGCACATTTATTAAATTTTATGCAGGTAAATGTGATTATATTGAACCGGTTAATGATTTGGTCAAGATTGATAACGAAATCATTAAGGATAGCATTGTTTACTACGGAAAAGAGGCGCAGGCTACAGTTTGTATGGAAGAATGTGCGGAACTTATCCATGCAATTAGCAATGAAAAGCGAGGGAAGTCAGACAAAAACCACCTTGCAGAAGAAATGGCAGACGTTTTGATTTCAATTGAACTCTTAAAAGAAATTTACGATGTCTCAAACGAGCAGATAAATGAATGGATAGATAAAAAGCAGAAAAGAATCCGATCGAGAATGAAATAACCTACAAATAACAGAACTTGAAGAAAAGGGGGTGCAGCACTCCAATGGGTAATTTCATTAAGATTGACCGAAAAATGCTGGAATGGGAATGGTGGCAAGATATTAACACATCGAGATTGTTTCTCTTTATGCTTTTATCTGCCTACTGGAAAAATGGAAGATATAAAGGTGTTGAGATTCCAAGAGGTTCGTTTCCAGCATCAACCGCTGATTTGGCAAAAGCAACATCACTTACGGAAAATGAAATCAGAACCGCCGTAAAGCATTTGAAAAGCACAGGCGAGATTACAAACAGAAACCATGGTAAATACACCGTATTTACGGTAGTTAAGTATAATGAGTACCAAGATAATTACAAACAGAATGCAAACAGAATGCAAACTGTTGACAATCAGATAACGAACACAATATTAAAAGAAGATAAGAATGAGAAGAAAAGAAAGAAAGATAATATTCCGTATGCGGAAGTTGTTTCTTACTTGAACGAAAAGGCAGATACCAAGTTTAAATCTGATTCCAGTAGCACGCAGAGATTTATCAAGGCTAGATTTGCAGACGGATTTACTCTGGAAGATTTCAAGAAAGTGATAGATGTAATGTGTGAGAAATGGAAATCTAACGAGAAGATGAAACAGTATCTCCGACCACAGACATTGTTTGGTACCAAGTTTGAAAGTTATTTGAATTTGGCACCAAAGGATAAAGCACATAGAGTAGAAAATTCAAAAGCAGAAATTGCTAGAGAGACTAAAGATGAGGAACCGGAAATGTCTGACGAAGAATGGACTGAAATGGAGGCAGGCAAATGAGATATGCACCGTATGAATTTAAGCCGAGCGATGCGTATGATTTTGCCCGGCACGTAGGAATCCTTTGTAAGGAACGAGGGGATGAATTGTTTTTCAAGACTTGTCCGTATTGCAAACCAAGAGCGACACGTGGAAATGTCAATACATTTTCCATCAATCTCAAAACCGGACAACACAAGTGCTTACGTGCAAGTTGTGGTGTTTCTGGAAACATGATAACTCTTGCAAGAGATTTTGACTTTTCTCTTGGAACAGAGATTGACGAATACTACGCACCGAAGAAAAAGTACCGAGAACTTCCCCAACCGAAAGAACCGGTAATTCCAAAACCAGAAGCACTACAGTATTTGGAAAGCCGCGGAATATCGGAAGAAGTTGCAAAGAGGTACGAAATAACGGTGCAGACAAAAAATCCTAACATTTTGGTGTTTCCGTTTTATGATGAAGTCGGAAAACTTAAATTTGTTAAGTACCGTAAAACGGATTTTGACAAGACCAAGGATGCCAATAAAGAGTGGTGCGAGTCAAAGACAAAACCTATTTTGTTTGGTATGAAACAATGCGACACTAGTTTTAAACGACTTGTAATTGTAGAAGGTCAGATGGATTGTTTGGCAGTTGCTACAGCAGGAATAAACAATGTTGTATCTGTTCCGACAGGCGCCAAAGGATTTACATGGGTTCCTTATTGTTGGAATTGGCTATGTAAGTGGGAAGAAATCATCGTATTTGGCGATTATGAGAAAGGGTCTATATCTTTACTGGATGAACTTTCAAAACGTCTTAAAACGAAGATTAAGCACGTCAGAGAGGAAAATTATCTTGACTGTAAAGACGCAAATGAGATTCTTCTTAAATATGGCAAGGAACAAGTCATAAAATGCGTTGAGAATGCGATACCGATTCCGGTAGAAAACGTGATTGACCTTGCTGACGTAAAAGACGTGGATCCGTATTCACTTGAAAAGATACCAACAAGAATACAAGAGGTTGACAAACTCTTGTGTGGCGGCTTGATATTTGGATGTGTCAACTTGATAACTGGGAAATCCGGAAAAGGTAAATCCACTTTGGCAAGTCAGATTTTAGGAAATGCGATTGATTGTGGCTACAACGTGTTTGCTTATTCCGGGGAGTTGCCGAACTTCCTTTTTAAGTCCGCTATAGATTTCCAATCCGCTGGTCCGCAGAATGTGATTGAAGAAAATCGTGGCGAGTATGTCCGTCGCTACGTTCGTAAATCAGCCAAAGAAGAGATTGAAGAGTGGTACCGAGGAAAATGTATGTTATACGACAGAACTATGGTAAATGACGAAGATACCGACCTTTTAAAGACTATTGAACAGATGATTATAAGTCAGAATGTAAGAGTGATTCTGATAGACAATCTTATGACGATGATTAGTCAGACGAATGTCAAAGGAAGTAAGTTGGATTCACAAAGCAATATATCCCATAAATTAGAGGATATGGCTAGGTTCTACAACGTTTGTATTATTTTGGTAGCGCACAAAAGGAAAGATAGTGGTATTGATGATGAAGATATGGATGATTCAATCCGTGGAGATTCCGATATTGTCAATTCCGCAGGGGTAATCATTCATTACAACGTCAACAAGGACGAGGTGGACATGGACGAGTTTCCACGAATTATTGCAGTTACCAAGAATCGTGTGTTTGGCAGAACGAATTACAACGGATGGAAAGTGAAGTTTGACGAAAAATCAAAAAGGATTTATGGAAACAATGACGACCCGGACTATCTTCTTGGATGGAATAAATCAGACGGATTCGTTCAGACGGAATACGAAGAATCGCCATTTACTTAATCGAAAGGAGTGGACACCATGTCAAGTGTGAGAGCGTCAGATATTCCGGAAGAACAAAAAATGTGGACGGATGTCTGGAACTGGAGAAAAAAGTATTACAATCCCGAAAACTCCGATGATTACTGGAAACAATTTACGGACGACGGAATATTTTTGGGTGAAAAGTACGGAAAATTGTGCCAAGACATCGTAATTGCGGTTCTTGACGAAGTGAAAGGGCGGTGGAAAAAATGCTGACAGAGGAACAAAAGAAACTTGTCGAGGAAAACTATAAATTAGTTCCATACGTGATTTTTAGTGTTATGCACTTAGATGACCTTGAAGAATGGCATGGATATGCTTGTATTGGGCTTTGTAATGCAGCAGTTTTGTGGGACAAAAAGAAAGGACCATTTGCCACTTATGCGGTAAAGGCTATAAAGAACTCAATAATCAGTGAAATAAATTATAACAGGAGACAGTCAAGAAAAATTGACGATGAGAATAAATTGTCGCTGGACTATTGCTATTCGGAAGATGGAAGTGTAGAAGATGAAACACTACAGTCGATTATCCCAGACAAAAAGAACCCTGATTGGGGAGAAATTTTTGGAATGCGAGAATTGATTGAAATGCTGGATAACAGAGAGAAGAGATATATCCTACTTCTTATCAAAGGTTATAGTTTTGCTGAAATTGCAAAATCAGAGGGCGTATCACGTCAATGGGTTCATGCTTGTGTACAAGGAGCAAGAAAAAAATTAAAGGAATGGGGTGCTGCTTGTGGTTAGAGAAGAAAACGAATGCCGAGACTGTGCGGCACCTGCCTATCCTTGTATGGGAGACAGTTGCAGATTCCGTCACGTCAAACATTATTACTGCGATGAATGTGGCTCGGATGAAGATACGTTGTACATACTGGACGGCGAAGAACTTTGCATTGAATGCGTAAAGAAAAATTTAGAAAAGAAAGGAATTGATTTTGAATGACTAACGCAGAAAGAATCAGAAAAATGACGGATGATGAGTTGGCAGTTTTTCTTACAAAATTCAAAAATACATTTGGCGAAGAATATGAGGGAGAAAAAAGTTGCCTAGATTGGTTGAAAGAAAGCGAGGACTAGAAATGAGCGAAATATGTGGAAACTGTAAATACCATCAATACGAGAAAGAAAGTAAAGGATGGGTATGTTGCAATGACGAGAGTGAGTATTGTGCCGATTGGACGGAATATGAAGATACTTGCGATGATTTTGAAGAAAGGAGAGGTAGTGATTATGAAAAATGAGTGGACTAAGAAGATGGAAAATGTAAAGCCTTGTCCATTTTGTGGAAGTATAAGCATATCCGCAAAACACAAAGATTGCGGGATATATTTGTATAATAGCTTTAATAAGATTCTAAAAATGAAAGTATACTGCTATTGCAATAAGTGCCACGCAAGAAGCAAACCTATCTCTTATTTGGGTAGACAATACGGAGATGCAGAAAAATATGAAATCGGTATATATGATGACAGAATGAAAGAAAAAGCACTTGAAAAATGGAATGAAAGGAGTTAGCAGATGAACGAGAGATATTTATTTAAAGCAAAGCGGATTGACAACGGAGAATGGGTGCAAGGAAATATTCTTTTGGATATTGAAAAGAATAAACCATCTGAAACATACAGAATTTATCCGGTTGACCATGTTGATATTTGCAGGATTGTACCGTAGTATTATCTCTTAATGACGGCGAATTAGGTGTAAAAGTAACGGCAGACAAGCCTATCAAATGTGATTTTGCATCTGGTATGTTTGTGGAAAGTGAGGAATGATTATGACATTGAATGATTTAGAAGACGGAATGGTTGTTGTTTTGAGAAATGGAGAACCATACATTGTTTTGAAAAATGCTTTTTATTATGGAGATATTCTTGCAGGGTATAAGAATTTTTGGGAATTTTATAATACACAAATATCTTTAACCCGTTATAATGCGGATATGACATTTAAGAATAAAAACATGGATCCTTTTGACATAATGGAAATATACGAAAAACCAGAGGATATTTTTCATGCATTTTTTAAGAAAGGTAAACTCATTTGGGAACGTGAAAAACACAAAGAAGTGACAATGCAGGAGCTTGAAGAAAAATTCGGGTGTAAAGTAAAAATTGTAGGAAACGAAGAGGAACACAACGATGTTTGGATTCCATGTAGTGAAAGACTACCAGAAAATGATGATGATGTTCTTTGTTGGTACGAATATAGAATAATGCAAGGCACTCATGAGGGAGAAATGAATCAGAAATTCGAAATCGGATATTATAACAAATATTTTAAAAGATGGGGTGGAGAAGTCTCTTGCGGACAAGATTGCAAAGTTATCGCATGGCGGCCATTGCCGGAACCGTACAAGGAGGATGAGGAAGAATGAGTGAAGCGAAATATATGGAAGATGGAGCGGATTATTTAGAGGAAGGATGTCAAAGACAGACTTGTGACGGTTGTTTGGCTTACAATTATTGTCTGATGAGAGAACAGGAGGACGAATGATGAGACTGATTGACGCAGATAAGGTGTTGGGAGTATTAAGAGAACTAGATACCCGTTCGTTTTCGGGAACAATGCATATTAAAAACGTCATGTATTTAATCAATGAACAACCTACAGCCTATGATGTGGATGAGGTTATGGAACAGTTGGAAATATACAGTAATAAGGATGAAGCGGAACAACTTGGAACAATTCCAGTAGTGGAGCTTGAAGATGTATTTAAAATCGTGAAAGGCGGTGGAATTTATGAATAGTAGATTGACAGGAAAAATACGGAATGTTGATGGTAGTGCTAGTTCTATTAAACCTATTGCAGATGATAAAGGATTTCCTAATAAGTTTGGTTCTGATGTTCTTACAAAATTAGCAGATTACGAAGATTTAGAAGAGCAAGGCAGGCTTTTGAAACTGCCTTGCAAGGTGGGAGATACGGTGTATTACATAAGTGAAGGTTTTGTTGAGCCATGTACTATTGAAGTAATATTTTTAGCGGATTATACGGACAAAAATGGAAATTGTTCTTACATGGCAGAAATTCATTATGACAGAGAAGATTGTCCTTATGTATCGACTGAAATCTATTTTACTGATATTGGCAAAACAGTATTCCTCGCAAAATCAGAGGCAGAAGCAAAACTAAAAAAATTGAAAGGAGAATAGTATGTGCGATTTAATTATAATCTTGTGTACATGGCTTATGATTTTAATTTTGAACTTTGAAATTAGAAAGGTGAAAAACGAAGTCATTGTTTTGAGAAAAGCAGTTATTCTTTTATTAAGCATTGAGCAAGATAAAATCAGAAGAATGCCTGGAGGTAAGTAAAATGGCGAGGAACAAAAGAGCGGCTATCCGCAGAGAACAAAAAGAGCATGACAAAAACAAATTGTCGATGAATGAAAAGCAATGGTTTATCAAGCAGACCGAAAGTGGAATCGGCAAAAGTGCTTTTGAAAAACTCATGCAGAGGTACTATAAGTATGGACACGACAGAGGAATGGAGTTGGCGGCAGGGATAATTTTTCTTGCGTTGCATGAACATTTTGGATTTGGAACAAAGAGGATTCAAACACTTATGAAGTGCATCTCTGACGAATCCATAAAAATGGATGAAGAGCCAACAAAATTCAATGTTAATTGGTACATAAATCAATTAGAAGAAGTTTTGAATGTCAAATTTGAGCAGCAGGAAAATGTGAATCCATTAGACTAGGAGGTGGAAAAGTAAAAATGTATGATTCAATACACAAGCCGTCTAATTACACGAGAGGTCGAAAATACGAGCCGAAAGATGTAATAAGAGATTGGGGGCTGAATTTTAATCTTGGTTCTGCCGTGAAGTACATTTCACGGGCAGGACGAAAAGATGACATTGTGCAGGATTTAATGAAAGCAGTAGAGTTTATCAACTTTGAGATTTTGGCAATAAGAGAAGAGAATGGAGATAAATGGAATGACGATTTCTAATTTACAAGTATACGGTCTTGGAAACAGTATCAGAGTTTCGAAGTTTCCAATGCAAGTAGATACTAGCAAGTGCGATTATTCGGTTACAGAAAGAACAAAGTCACTTGCTAATGCGGAAAGAGGATCGGGGCATGATAATTTCCTTTGCGGAATTATTGTTCAATTTGATTTGACTTTTTCCAACAAAGCATGGATTGAAGCAGAGCGGTATCATTGGTTTGAGATTGTGTCAAGTCAATCTACCATGCACAAAATCAATAAGATGGATTTTGATTCGTGTTTTAACGAGTACGTGACAGAAAGTACCAAAAAGGAAATGGAACGTCTTAAAAATGAATATGAACAAAATAAGACACCAGAGAATTATTTGAGACTTCTGTATAATTGTCCATCTGGAATCCTTATAACTGCCGGAATTAGTACAAACTATCAGCAGTTAAAGACAATTTACGCACAGAGAAAAAATCACAGATTGCCAGAGTGGCGGGCATTTTGTTATTGGATGGAAAAATTGCCACACAGTGAATTTATTACCGGAAAGGAGTAATGACAGAATCCTTGGTAGACCAAAGTTGACCGCCTAAAGGTGCAAAAAGGCGAGAATAAAGCAGATTTTAAATTGCGTGAAAACAAATAAGTAGCATTGGAAGCCGTAAATCTGCTATCAACGGAACAAGCAATTCTTGTCGAGTGGTTGTCATGAAACACGTTTTAAGGGCGGTAAAGGCTATTTCTACGATGTTTGGAAAAACTACCCGGAAGAATACCACCGCGCAATGCAGAAAGAAAAAGAAGTCGGCTACACAGTTTTCAAAGACGTTTCTTTGGAAGAACTGGAGCAAAAATTTATCAGCGACAAGGAATGGGAAGATGCACAGATGTCTCTTGAAGACTTTATCCCTTGTGAGTGCTGGACATAAAGGAGAATGGCTTATGAAATTTTCAGATTTCACAAAGCCAGAACTTGAAAAAATTATTTTAAATGCAAACTTTACCGATGATGAAGAACGTATATTTAACTTGCTTTCAAGAGGTTTCAGTGTTTTAGAAGTATCACAAAAATCTGGAATGAGTGAAAGTAGTGTGTATCGAAGAATCAGAATCATAAAAGTAAAAGTTGAGAAAGTGAGGTTCCTATGAAAGAAAAGGTTGATATCAAAGACAAATTGTTGCTTACAATAACAGAAGCCGCCGAATACACCAATATTGGAGAACACAAGTTGCGTGATATGGTGGAAGAAAAAGATTGTAACTACATATTGAGAAAAGGTTCTCATACGTTAATTAAACGAGTTCCTTTTGAAAAGTACCTTTTATCAAAAGAAGTTATTTGATAACTTGCGAAAGAACATTGTGTGTGATAATATTGTTAATACGCAATGTTCTTTCTTTTTCAATCGAAAGGAGACTAGTCATGAAAAAAAGAAAGGACAACAAAGGAAGAGTATTGCAAGACGGAGAATGCCAAAGGAAAGACGGCACCTATATGTTTCAATACAAAAATTTATCTGGAAACAGAAAATGCTTTTATGCAAAAACACTAGATGAATTGCGTAAAAAGGAAAAGAGCGTCAGGAAAAACGAAGTGTTTGGAATCATAGATGATAACTCTACATTGAATCAGATTTTTGACGGATCTTTTCAAGGCAGGAGAAACATATCGGAAAGTACCAAGAATAACTATTTGAACTTATGGAACTATAGAGTTCGAAATGGAATAGGCGGAATTGAAGCAAGAAAAGTGACAAGATCTCATGTCATTAAATTTTACAATGAATTGTCTGACAACGGCTTGTCGTATTCTACCATCAAAGCATACAACATTATGCTTTCCCTTGTATTGGATGAAGCAATGAAAAATGACATAATATTAAAAAATCCATGCAAGGACTGCTTGAAGTTGTATGCAAACAACAAAAAGACAAGAGAAGCGCTGACTTTGGATCAGCAGATGGCATTTCTTGATTTTATTTTGGACAGTAAGGTTTATTCAAAGCATTATCCTCTACTCTTTCTTATGATTACAACGGCGGTGCGCTGCGGAGAAGCAATAGGTTTGACCTGGAATGATATCGACTTTAAGAGCAGAGAAATCAATATCGATCATCAATTGCTTTACAAAAAGCATAATGGCAGGTATCGGTTTTACATCGAAACTCCAAAAACGGAATCCGGAAAAAGAAAAATTCCAATGACGCGGGAGTTATGCAAAGTAATGATGGATTTTAGAGAGAAGCAATTTTCTTCTGGAATCAGATCTGATACAATAGACGGATATTCCAATTTTGTTTTTATAACTAAAAGAGGAAATCCAATCATGCCATCTGCAATAAATAATACATTGCTAAATATTGTAAACGCATATAATAAAGATGTAAAAGAAGATGATGTTTTTCTGCCGCACATATCTGCGCACATTTTAAGGCATACCGGATGTACACGGATGGCTGAAAAAGGAATTGATGTAAAGGTGCTACAAAAGATTATGGGGCATTCAGATATTTCCGTAACAATGAATATTTATACTCATGTTACATCAGATCGTTTGCATGAAGAGATAAAGAAACTCGAAATTTCGGAGATTGCCAGATGATGTATTTACATCAAATTTACATCAAAACAGTGTAATTTTAAGTAAATTTATACCACTTTTTATAAAGTTTTTATAAATTCCGATGTTTTGAATATGTTGAAAGTACGCTTTATGTAAGGCTTTGACGGTTTTTACAAAGTTTTTATAAATTTATTAGCACTCACCTCTTGACAGTGCTAATTTGATTGTGAACCTTAGTGTTTTCGGTACTTTCATAAATTAAATCTCGATATTTACATCAAATTTACATCAAATTGAAAAAGTTTGAACATTGCGTTTTGACATAAATATGACAGTTTTTGGAAAGTTTGTTGACGGTTTTACCGTCTTTTTTTATGCAAAAATATAATTACAAGGAGGGATGCTTATGTTATCCGACAAAACCTTAGAGAAAATTTTTGCACGCGAAGAACTGCAAAGACTTGACATGGCAACGCAGGCATCGGTTGTGAAAGCAATCGAGGAAATTTTGGAGGAGGAAAAACAAAATGCAGATGAACTACAATCTGTATCAGCAACAGCAACAGCCGATGAATTATAACCCGGTTTTTACCAATTATCCGCAGATGGCACAGAACATTCCGCAGAGAATCCAGCAGGAACCGCAAATAATGGGGAAAATTGTACAAAATGCGGAAATGATAACTGCGAATGATGTTCCTTTGAATGGATCAGTAGCATTTTTCCCAAAACAAGATTTATCCGAGATTTATGCTAAAAGTTGGACTGCCGATGGTGTGATTCGCACAATGACATTTAAACCGATTCAAAATGAAGAGGTTGGCAATTTATCGACTGAAAGCACGGAAAGCCAAATAGGGGCAATTTTGAACGTTACAGACGGTTTAGAAAAGACCTTGAATGAGATTGTAAGCAAGATTGATAATTTGGAAAAAAATCTGGCTAAGCCGGCCACAAAAACAAGAAGTTCTTCTGCTAAAAAGGAGGATGAATAATGAATCCAAAACAGATTGTTATGAACATTATAAGAAGTAATCCACAAATGCAATCTAATCAAATGTTACAAAACATGATTGGATTAGCAGAAAAAGGAGATATAAGCGGCATTGAAAACATTGGTAGAAACGCCGCAAAAGAAAAAGGAATTGACTTTGATAAGGAGTTTTCCAAATTTAAAAATCAATTCCCATTTAGATAATTATTTGGCTTTATATTGGTTTGAACCCGTGTAGCACTTATTGCTCAATGCTCTTTCAAGTGGGAAACCACGATTTATACGATTGCGAAGAGTTTGCTCATTTATTCCAATATCATTCGCCCATTGACGCAATGTTTTTGTTTGCCCGTTAAATTCAATGATTCTGTTTGTTGATTTATTTGATGCTTGAGTTGATATATTTGCCCATCTGCAATTAGACGGTTCGTAATTTCCGTTGTTGTCAATTCTATCAAGAGTAAATCCGTCTGGTCTTCCACCGACAGAATCAGACCAAGAAACAAAATTCCAAAAGTTGTGCCATTCAGGGCAAACTTTTATACCGCGCCCACCATAGCGATCATAATGAGAACTGCTTTTGTTTTCGCAACGTTTAATCATCATACACCATGTGCCATATAAAGGGTTTTTTGTTCTACCATCTCGGTAATTTCCTGAAGATGTAGAATTATTATTGGCAAGTAGTTTGTTTTTTGATTTTAAACAACCACAACTTTTAATAGAACCGATAAATAATTGATTTGGAAGAACATCAACTATATTACCGCATTCGCATTTGCATTTAATATATGTTTTTCCGTCATTTGTCTTGTTGGATATATCAATTATTGTTAGTTTGCCAAAAGTTTGACCTATAGAGTTTTTGATTTTTTGTTCAAGTTTATAACTTGCGTTTCTGTTTCGGCATTTGCCACATGATTTTTTGTGACCATATAATACTCTTCCGGGAGTTTCGGATATTACATTTCCGCAGTCACAAAGAAAATCAAATTTGTTTGATAAACAATGAGTTTTTGGTGATTCTCCGATTACTGTAAGTAGACCATACTTTTTCCCAATATAATCGGAAATGTTGTGTTTTTTGTAAGACGCTTTCATAAAAATAACACCTGTCCTTTCAGTGTAAAATGTCCAAATTATCTTGTACGGAAACTGTTAGGACAAACAGCTTATCGGGAGCTACCCTATCCGTACAAATATATTATAGCACATTTTTTTAAATAAAGATAGTAATTCTTGCAAGATTATCTATAAATAATAAATTATGGAGGTAAAAAATATGTTTAATTCAACTTCTCCTAGTTTGGCAGATATTGCCGCTGTAACTGGGAATGACAGAAATGATGGCTTTGGAGATAATGGAGCATGGTGGATAATTGTGTTTGTTCTCTTCTTTGCTTTCGGTGGATGGAATGGTTTTGGCGGCAACGGCGGATCTACCGGTGCTACTGCGGCGGCTTACACAGATTCCGCAATCCAGAGAGGATTTGACACACAGTCTATCCTTGGAAAACTGGATGGAATCACTAACGGTATTTGCGATGGTATCTATGCTGTAAACAATTCCATGCTTACAGGGTTCAATGGAATCAACACAAACGTCATGCAGACTGGATTTGGAATCCAGCAGGCAATCAACGCAGACACTGTAGCAAATATGCAAAACACAAACGCATTGCAGTCACAGTTGGCTAACTGTTGCTGTGAGACACGCGAAGCAATTCAGGGTGTAAATTATAACATGGCACAAAACACTTGTGCTTTGCAAAACACCATGAACACCAATACGAGAGATATCATTGACAGTCAGAATGCTGGCACTCGTGCTATCTTAGATTATCTCTGCAACGAAAAGATTTCTTCATTGCAGGCAGAAAACAACGATCTCCGCAGAGCAGCATCACAGGATAGACAGTCCGCATTGCTTACTACAGAGATTGCTTCACAGACACAGCAGATTATCAACGCAGTACGCCCAACTCCAGTACCTGCTTATCCGGCATCTAACATTTATGGTTATGCAAGTTGCGGATGCAACTCTGGATGTGGCTGCTAATCACAACAAAATAAGTTTATCTTAGTCCAAGATTAGTCTAATAGGACTATGTCTGCAATAGCAGTTTTATCGAAGTTACTAGGGCAGACCAAGTGGTTTGCCCTTATTTTTTATGATTTGGAGGTATAATATTATGGCAGAATACACAGCAATAGCATTACAGAGTGTCGCCCAAGGCGAAGACGTAGCATTTACAGAGACGGCGACAAACGGTTCAAACTGTATCGTACACAGAAACGGATCTGGCATTGTCAAACTCCGTGGAATTACAAACCAGTGCAGAGCAAGATTCCTTGCTAATTTTTCTGGAAACATTCAGATCCCTACCGGTGGAACAGTTGGAGCAATTTCCATTGCTTTGGCAGTTGATGGAGAGCCTTTGCAGGCTACAAAGATGATTGTTACTCCTGCGGCGGTTGAAAATTTCTGGAATGTTTCGGCGCAGGTTTATATTGACGTACCAAAAGGTTGTTGCAGTACCGTAGCGGTACAGAACACTTCCGGACAGACAATTGAAGTTCAGAATAGCAATCTTACAGTTGTTAGAGTTGCATAGGAGGTGGACAATATGGATATCAAAAGAATGCACTGCATGATTGAAAAAATTTCGAAATGTGCTGATGAACAGTTGGAACATGGTGTTGAAATGGCTGACACAGAGGAAATGGGAAAAGTCATAGACATGCTGAAAGACTTATCAGAAGCCATGTACTACAGAACGTTGACAAAAGCAATGGATGAATCAGATCCAGAAGAAGTTTTGGAAATGTTCGAACGTTACGGAGACGGTGGCAGAAGATACTACGACCATTATCGCTATGCGAACGGAAGATTTGCTCCGAAAGGTTCCGGCACATATCGAAGAGGATATGACGAACCGCCATATTACCACATGACACCGGAAAAGTACCATGAAATGGAAGATATGCGTGACATGGACAGAAATAAGCATGGCAGAATGTACTACACAGAACCGTCTGGTAATATGCACATGAACGAAAGCAATTACGACCGAACAAAACGCAATTACACAGAAACAAAAGAATTGCATAAATCAAATACTCCGGAAGACAAAGAGCATAACATGAAATCTTTGGAAACATACATGGCAGAACTTGCAAGAGATGTTTCCGGGATGGTAAATGATATGTCGCCAGAGGAAAAAGCACTCACAAAGACAAAACTTACGGCTCTTGTAAATAAGATTCAGTAAACTATCGGCTGGGGATAGAAATGTCTCCAGCCTTTTTAGGAGGGATATTATGTTTATTATAAACGGGATTTTATGGAATTTGATTTTTGTAAATCCAAACGATGAAAGATTGATTCGCTCTGACGGCTTATATTCGCTCGCAGTTACCGATTGGAATGAAAAAGGTATATTTGTATCAAAAAATCCTAAAGGCTCTTATTTGCGTAAAATAATCGCTCACGAACTATGTCACGCATTCTGCTTTTCATTTGGTGTACATATGCCAATGGAGCAGGAAGAGTATTTGGCTGACTGGATCAGCATTTATGGCACAGATTTGATTTATCTGCTTGATGATATCATGGTTAGCATGAAGAAATGGAAATGACTTTGAAAGAACTAAATTTTATTTTGGAATACATAAAAAGGACGAATCCAGAGATTACAGAGGAAAAATTACGAAAAATTCTCAAAAATTCAAATAAATATCTTGTTTCTGCGCTTGCAATAATTTCTAAAAAATGATAAAATTTTACAAAATATTTAGAAAAGGGATGATTCTATGGAATTGAAAAAGGGCAGAAACAAAATTACAATCAAAGAATACCAAGAAATCAGGTATATCTTTGATATTGGAGAGGAAAACGTAAACCATAAAGAAACGTTAAACATACTTGACAAAATGCTAAACGGAAAAAAATCGAGGAAAAACTAGTGGTTTCCAAGTTTCGAGACAAATATTGTGTCTTCAGCGGAAACAAAACATTTATAGCCATAAACGACCTTTTGGACTATGGCTTAAAACGCATACCAATTTTTGATAAAGAAAAAATTTTTGGCTATGAAATTACCATTATGGTTGAATATAATTGATTTCTGGTTGACAAAATTATGAAAATATGGTAAAATTGTGTAAAAATTTTATATGGGAGGATTTCATTATGGCAATGATTAAATGTCCAGAATGCAAAAACAAAATAAGTAGTACGGCAAGAGAATGTCCTAAATGTGGTTGTGTAATATCTGAAAATGAAAAAAGAGATCTTATTGAAAAGACAAATAAAAGCAAAAAGAAAAAGAAAATAGTGTTTTTTACTATATTTTTTGTTTTTTTGTTGTCTTTTGTCTTTGGCGGTTTATTTTTACATCAAAACAAAATTAAACAGGAACAAGAAAAAATTAAACAAGAACAAGTAAAAAAAGATTTAGAAGAAAAACAAAAACAAGAAAAATTGGAAAATCATAAAAAATACCTCATAACAACGATGGACTTTTTGCTTGGTTCTCAAGATTTTATAAATTTGCTTGCACAAAAAGGTTACATTATAAGTAAAACGTGGAATAATGCGATATGGGAAACAAAAGACAAGTCAACAAACAAATATACAATGAAAAATGGAAAATTTGTAGATTTTAATACCGCAGTAGATAAATGCGTAAAAACGGAATTTTCAAAGAAAAAGTTTGTTAAAAAAGCAAATGAATTTTTGGATTATTACGAAAAAATAAAAACTTTTTCTTTACAAAGTGAATATGTTGAAAAATATGGTGAATATGATTCTTGGGTGCGCGAACTATCCGAAAGTATAAACACATACTATACATTTTTGCTATCGCCAGCCGGTAATTATTCCGAATTTTCCGACAATGAAAATGCGTATTTCTTAGAAATAAAGAATATTTCAAATAAACTTCCAGATGGATGGAAAGACATAGTAACTGAATATTCTGAATATAAAAGAAATAAATAAGTTTTATAAACAATTTAACCAATTTGCTTTGGCAGCCTTATCTGGCTGCCTTTTTTAATTTTTTTTCAAAAAGTGCTTGACTTTGTACTGACAAAATGATATATTGAAAATGTACAAAATGTCAGTACAATTTGAAAGGAGTTGATAAAATGGCACCTTTGAAAGGGCAAAAAATTAAAGACAATCCAAAAGACACACGCATACAGATAAGGTTGGATAAAGAAAGTCTTGACAAATTAGATTGTCTGGTTACTGAACAAAATTCCGATAGATCAAAGGTAATTCGACGAGGAATAGAAATTCAGTATGAAGAGAGAAACAAATAAAAAGAGCAATCGCCATACGTGGAAAGTAGACACGATTACTCTTAACACCAATCCGAAAGGAATTGATAATTCTATTCTATCAGTTTCTTTCGGAATGTCAAGAAGTTTTTAGAAAGGAATGATAGTGTATGACAAAGAAAGACAGAATGGAACTGGAAACACTTAGAAACGGCAGAAAGAATCAGTTGAGAGGGATTATATCTCAATTGTCATCTGAAACAGAGAATGAAAGCATTTTGCGTACCATTGCTATTACTTTGGCTACAACGCAGGACAAAGCATTGAAAGATGAAAGAGATGTTTATTCTATTATTGAGAAAGGCGGTGTAGCATTATGAATGGAATGGTTACTATAGAATCTACAGAAATGCAGATAAAAGAATATAACGGGCAACGTGTAGTTACGTTCAAGGATATTGATAGGGTACACCAAAAGAAAAGCGATACCGCAAAGAAGGCTTTCCAAAAACATAAAAAGTATTTTGAACTTGGCACTGACTACTATGAGATAACAAGAAAAGAGTTAGGGGAACGATATTCCCCTAACGAAAAAATCATTGGAAATCCAAACATGAGTACATACTTGTTTACTGAAAGCGGGTATTTAATGCTTGTAAAAGTATTCACAGATGATTTGGCTTGGAAAGTACAAAGGCAGTTGGTAAATTCTTATTTCCACGGAAAAGAAGATAAGAACCCATTGGCGCAGATTCCGGACATACACAGTTACGCAAAGCCAGTTTTTCATACAAGCAGTACAAAAGTGCCGAGGAATGCTAGTTGGTACGAAAGAAACCGACGCAGGATGAATTACTTGGCACAACGTAGCCAAAGGCAAACAAAAGATGTTTACCATCACATACTGAAACGGCTCGGAGAAGAATTTGACTTGGATGCCGCTAAAGAAATATATACAAGAGAAAACGGCTATCCACCAAAGTATGCAATGGATGTCGTTAGTTACTTCCCAGAACTTGCTGAACTCGCAGAAATTCATCTTGGCATCATGGAAAAGACAACGGAGAAGTCGATAAGAGACGCAAGGAGAGCAAGAGAATCAAGGGAAGAAATGGAAAACCAGTAAAATTTAAGGCAGGATCCTAAAATGGATTCTGCCTTTTCCAATTTTTCGAATACGAATTTCGTACGCGCAAAAAAATTTTGCAAAGAAAAAATAACCCCCCTAGGGTATAAACAATCTGAAATTTCAGAACGAAAAAATTTCACATTTCCGATATCTCGATTTTTTAGTCAGTTTTTCAGAAAATTCCATTTTTGAAATTCAATCGTCCAATTCCGGCATGATCTGTCGCGCACGAACTTCTATCATGTGCCGCGTCTCCAAGTCCAGCGACTGGAACGTCGGGACCATCCCAAAAGATAGAACTATAACAAGCGCGGCAAATGCGTTTGCGTCTATCTCCAGCCTTTGCCGATTATATGCGGTTATTCCGATTTCTTCGGCGGTTTTATAGCCGCCAAGCCAGTATTTTTCATTGGTTATATACTGCCAAAGGTGGCGAAGTTCATGCGCTACGGCAAAATAATAGTCTTGCTCTGTCTCCATCCGGTCGCATAAATACAATGTTGGCACGTTCTTTTTAATCTCCAACACTGCCATCCTTGTATTATTTTCGAATACGCGAAAATCGTCCGAAATGTTCGGGACTGGAATTTCCAGAACATCGCAAACCTCGCCTATAAACTCTTTTAAGTCGTCATTTATCATTTTATACCTACTTTCGGCACTTATAGGCACGATCAGCGATGCCAAACGTGCCTATAAGTTCTTTTCGTTTCTAAAAATATAATTGTTTTTCATTTACGGTAACTGTTGAATTTTGGAATCTGAAATAATACTCATCTTCACCTTTTTTATAAAGACGGCGTGTGTATGATTTGCCATCTTCCACAAACACAACGTATCTTTCATAACACGCAATAAATTGTCTATATCTTCTCATAACTATCATCCTTTCTTTACTCGTCGCAAATTTTGCAACGTAATTTTAACCCCCCTGGGGTAGTTTTCTTTCCAGATTTCAAACCGAAAAAAGTTCACAATTCCGAAAATTGCGTTTTCTTGTTCGGTTTTTTTAATTGCTACCAGAAGAAACCCAACCGGCAAAGATTGAGCCGTTCGACTGGAGCCGTTCGGTGCATGGTTCTTCATGCCCTAATTATACCACATTTGGCAGACTTTTACAATCCAAAAGGGCGGATTTGCCGCCCTTTCAGGCAGAAAATCAAATAGAAAAATCGCCCTGCAATCCGGTTGACACGTACGCGGATCCGTCTTCTCGCTGAAAGACAACTCCGGCTCCATCTTCAAACGTCGACCACACGAGCCAGCCGCGCGCATCGCTCCCGCTTCTTTTATATAGCGGCGTAACACCGCTATTTTTTTGTTCGATTGCGTTTGCAATCGCTTCTTTTTCGGAAATAATTTTATTTCCGCTTGCAAAATGCAAAATATATTTTTTTTCGTCCATGAAAAAACCTCCATATTTTCAAAATTTCCCGGTCATTCGGGTAAAAGCAATCCGGGGAATCGAACCCCGGAAAAATCCTTTCTTTCTTGCTGTTATAATTCCGAACTTTGTTTTTAGATGCGGACTTGTGACCGCCTGAATTGAAACAGAAAAGCCCCGAAGGGCTAAACTGTTTTTTATTCTTCAATCTCATCTTTCCAGTTTGCGTCTACTCCACTCCAAGGAGTACCGAAATGACAAACACCCAAAATGTACAAATCTAAATCCTCGCAATAATAAACGAGTTCTTTCGTGTATTCCTTTAATCTTTCCGCGTCGCTTGAATCAATGATAAAACACTGGTAAACATCGTAATAATAATCTTCTTCTTCGTCGTAGTCTGTCCCGTTTTCAATTTCAAAACAAAATCCTTTTGCGGTTAACTCCTGCATGATTGAATTGTTCATAACTAAGTTATCGCAACAAAAATCAATCATATCTTTGTAAGTTGTTCTCTCTGCCTTTAAATTCTCAAAAAATTCTTTTCTCATTGTCTTTTACCTTTGCCCGTGTTATAATTGGGCTACCTTTCTTTTTTGATTGGTTCCGCTCGGTTTGTCTTGGTAGGATGCCGGGCGGCTTTTTTTGTTTAGCCTATCTCATCAGCGCCGGGAGGCTATCCCGCGGCGGACGCTCCGAAGAGCGTTTCGAAATTATTTTTCAACCGGAACAACGACGATCCCGGAATTATTCATTTTTTTGACTTCTTCGGCGGTCAATTCCTCAGTTCCAATCTGGAAGCCGCCAACAAAAATTTTATATGTTTTCATTTTCAAGATCTCCTTTCCTTAACTTCTGATACAATTATAACACGGATATCCGTGTTTGTCAACACTTAAAAAGGTGTTTTTTAAAAAAATGTCAACATTTTTTTCGGTTGACATTTTTTTATAAAAATGTTATTATTAAAAAAAAAG